GGTCACCAACACTCCGCAAAGTATGTATCTCGGCAGTTTTTCCTGTGATGTCCATGTCCTCTGGGAGTTTCAAAAAAATTATTCAAAAAAGAAATATATTTCTTTTTATTGAAAAATACGATACAATATAACTGTAATTCATAAAATAGACATATCTTTCCATAATCCCAACGGACATATATGGACAAAAAGGGGATAAAAACATATGATAGACTTAGAAAGCCTCGATAATGAAGAGAACATAGAGCGTGTCCATGTCCAGACAGGACTGAGTAAAAAGAACATTGGATTGACATATATCCATAATAAAAAGAAAGATAAAAGTGGAATGTGGAAAGCTTTATCTCTTGGTTCTTTGTGTATGGAGAAAAATATTTCTATGCCAGAATTAGAAATAGCACTAGAAGAAGCAAAAAAATACAGAGAATTACATGGCAATAGCTAAAAACACTTCTTCTTCTGAACTAAAAGAACTTCCGAAATGGAAAAAAATAGAAGAATCAAATGTAGAAATCACGTTAAAAAGATTTATAAGCGATAGGGAAGTGGTTTCAAAACAAGAACTTGTAGGCATATTAGGCAAAAGTGCAAAAACGATACAAAGGTACATAAGCGATGGTATGCCAGTGCATCAAGCTTCAACAAGGGCATTTCAAATATTTGATATTGAAGAAATAATTGTATGGAGAGACAAGTCAATAGACAAGGTTAAGTCACAGAAAACAGCTTCTAGGCAAACAGAAATGGAAATTAGTATAAGTGACAATGGTGAAGATGAAGAACTTGTCGCCCTAACAGATATGGAGCGTAAGCTCAAAGCAGACGCAGACAAAGCAGAGCATGATGCAGTTATAGCAGACCTAAAAAAGAAAAAAGAAGAAGGCTCACTTATCTCTACTAAAGAGCTAAAAAACACACTAGCCGACTTGACAACGGTTTTTATGACTCTCTATATGAATGATAAAAAACTTCTACCGGTGCAACTACAAAACAAAACCACAAATGAGATGAGAGACTATCTTGATCTTCATTATGCAAAAAGGATTGAGGATTTAAAAAGATATGTGGAGTTGGAGTTTGAGGGAAGTGAGCAGAGTTTACATGACGTAATATACAAAATCTTAGAGCAACTTCGAGACGGAGTGCACATAGACGAAATACTTAAAAGGATAGAGAAATGAGAGAGATTAAATTTAGATTATTTGATAGACGAGAAGATAAAATGAAAAAATTGATATATTCTAAAGATTTTGAAGCTTTTAGTTTATCGTATTGTTTAAAAAATGAAAGTGAATATGTTGTTATGCAATACACTGGACTAAAAGATAAAAATGGTGTAGAGATTTATGAAGGGGATATTGTTAATATTCCAGAGCATTATGAGTATGATTTTTTAGCAAAAGAAATAAACGAAGTTATTGAATTTGAAGATGGAGCATTTAATATAGATAGTGCAGATATAGCAAATTGCGGAATCACTGTTATCGGGAACATATATGAAAACAGAGAACTTTTAGAGAAATAAATGTCTCACCTAATAAGCCACTATGACCCATCATTACTAAACATCCTAAAGTGGGAAAAGGACATATCCACAAAAGAGTGGTGTGAAAACAACGTGTATCTCCATACAGATGCTTCACCTACTCCTGGTATGGTTAGGTTTGATGATACTCCACATATTGAAGAGGTGTTGCGAGATTTTGATAAAAACTATGTATGGAAACAGCTTTTAAACTGGTCTACACAAACAGGTAAAACTTTTACTATGCAGTGTGCTTGGGCTAAGAGTATGGACACTGACCCAGCAAGAGTACAGTGGTCTATAAAAAACAAGAATGATGTTGGAGATTATCTTGAAGAAAAGATATATCCATTTCTTCGTGGAGTAGATTCTCTTCAGAAAAAGATTATAATTTTAAGTGAAGAAAAAAAGAAAAAACTCAAAGCAGCATCCATAAACATACCAGGTGGAGGTACAACTTTTACTGGTACAACAGATGCAGAACTTAGGTCAAAGTCAGCAAAGTATGTTTTTGCAGATGAAATAGCCCTTTATGATAAGGGTAATTTTATAGAGCTTGAGGGTAGAACAAAAGCCTTTGAGAGACACTTTCGTAAGATAATGGCAGTTTCATCAAGAAAACATCTTAATGATGAAATGGATGTGAACTATAAGACATGTGAGACAGTAAAAGAATGGAAAACATACTGTCAAGAGTGTGAAGAATTCTTTTATGCAGGAAGCAAACATCTAAAGTTTATGACTAAAACAGAGTTTATGCAGAAGTTTGACCAAAAAGAAGAAACATACAATGTTCAGCAGCATGTAAAAGAAGCACTAAAAGACATCTATATAGAATGTCCAAATGAAGAGTGTGAGCATCACATAAGTAATGTTGAAAAAGATAAAAATATATATGACAGAAAATATAAGTTTGAAATAGTCACCGGTGACGAAGATGGAAGAACGATAGGTTATAAAGCAAACGCTCTTGCAGTAAGGATAACATCGCTTGAAATCATAGTCTCACTTCTCATAAACGCTGAATATGAAGATGACCAAGATGTGCTCCATCAGTTATATATAGACTACTTTAATGAGTTTTATGAAAAAGAATACCACACAGCAGATCAAAACGATATGCTACTACTTGGAAACGGAGTAAAAGAGTACATAGTACCAAAAGACACAGTAAAGATATATCTCACCATAGATAACCAGATGGACTACCTCTTCGCACAAATAACAGCAGTTGGATATGGAGTAGTGCCACATGTAATGTACTTTGGAAGAATAGAGACTTGGAGCGATGCTGAAGCACTGTGGGAAATATGTCAATACCTAGAAGACGAAGACGGTGAAAACTACATGGCATCAAAGATGGGTATAGACAGACGTGGATATAATGAGGGTCAAATAAGCAGAACAGACGAGGCAGACGCTTTTGTAAACTATATGACTCAAAAATGGGGAGAAGATAGAGTTTATGGGATGGAAGGTCACGCTGGTTTAACCGGTGGAAAATCTTTTGCAGTAGTAAATCACAAAGACTACTCAAACCAAAGACACGAACTAAAGATAAAGATCATAAAATTCTCAAATCTATACATCAAAAACCAACTCTTCAGAAGCATAGAAAGAACCATAATAAAAGCAAAAGCTGAAAAAGAAGAAGATGACGGCTTTAACTACAACGGAAAACTCTTTTACATAAACCAAGACAACATAGACAGAGACATAAAAGGCACTACAAACCTCTCAATAACAAAAATGCTCACAGCAGAAGTCCTAGACTACGCAAAGCACCCAAAAACAGGAAAACTAGCACCAGAAAAAAGCTGGATACCAATAAGAAAAAGAAATGATGCAATAGACACATCAACAATGGCACTAACATTCGCAGAGATGGATAAAATAATCCTAATGAAAAAACCATCAGGTGAAAACCTAGAAGCAGCACTAAACCAACTAGGAGACTTAGACTTTTCTTGATATAGGTCAATGACTTTCACAAAAAAAAGCTATACAATGCTACAAAAGGATGCAAAATGAACAAACATAAATTTGAAAACCCAAAAGCAGACGTAATACTAAAAGATGAAGAGGCTGTGATATATCTAAACTACTTAAAAGACAAAGGCTATGATTCAATAGATGAATTGGTAAAAAAATATAAAAATGAAGTTCAAGAAACCACAGATAGATTAAAATATTTACGCGTAAGTTATCGTATGGAGCAAGGAATCAACAATGACATCAAAGAGGTGTTATATGGATTAAGCAGCAGACTTTCTTTATATAGGGTTTATGGCTACGAACTCCACATGCGAAGAGAGCGTTATGTACAAGTAGCTATCGCATATATTTCCAAGAATCAGGCAGATATAGAAAGAATACATAAATTATTTGCCGATGTTATCAAAGATAAAGCAAACGAGTTAGCCTCAGAAGCAATAGAAGAAAGACAAAAGCTATGTGATGAAGATAACAGGCTAACAAAGCTAGAATACAAACTAAAACTCTCTAAATGGGAAAAAACATTCTGGAGAAGAGTCTTTAAAAAATTGTTTATGAAAAAGAAAACTTAATATAAGTCAAGGACAAAGAAACCAAAATAGTATATAATTTGGGTAAAGATTAGGAGATATTATGAAAAAGCAAGACATCGCAGATATTACAGATTTTTTAGATACTGAAATCTGTGATTATGATTTAGAATATGATTATGAGATAGTAGATGATGTGATGCTAGTAACATTTATAGGGCACTTTACAAGCAATAGTGAAATTGAAATGACTTTTAGATGTGTTGGTGGAAATCCTGAGTTTTATGGACTATGCGATAGCTACATTCACGCTGATACTAGAAGCTTCTGGATTAACTTTATGGGGAGTTTATAGTATGGTATATGTAGCAGTAGATTATGATGGCAGCGAGGTAATTGTTGGGTTGGAAACAAAATATAGTTATATGTTAGAAGATAAAAGAGTTTCGCTTCGTATGGGAGTGGTTGATGCAAAAGTAATAGCTAAAGGCTCAATAGAAAAACTAATAGGCAAAAAGATAACTTGGGAAGATGAGCCAGTAGAACTAAAGGAAGAGTTATGAGTGAAGTTGTTACAGAAGAAGATATATTAAGATTTGCTGACAACACAATAAGAATTACACGGGATATGCTAAGATGTGAAGACTTTAATGGAGTAAGAGAGCGTTTAAGAACAGTAACGCTAGCAGGCTTTATATATGAAGACAGTTTAATAATGAGAGCTTCTTTATCTGAGCCTTTTATTGAGTTTTGTCAAGACACATTAGATTTTAGTATGGAAGAGATGTTAGAGCATGATAGCAGACTAATAGCACAAGCCAAATTGATCGCATAAGAAATGAAGAGGAGTAGATAGTGTATAAAGAAAAGATAATAGCTTCATTAGATAAACTAGCAAATGGAGAACTAAAAGCTCTATGGGAGCGAATACAGTTTGATTTTGTACCAGATATAGGAGAAAAAGCTATGCTAAGAGATGATATAAAAGATAAAGTTTCAGACATAATTACTTCAAACCTAACAGACCCCAGACTTGTAGTTCAAGAGCAACACAACTGGGTAGAGTTAAATATGGATGCAGTAGATGTGACTGAGTTGAGTTGTTTTATTGAAGCAGAGTTTGACATAGACTTCATTAGTCCAGACGCAGTAAGCAAATGGAACACAGTAGCAGACATAGTAAACTACATAGAAGATCAATTAGAAGGAAAAGACAATGGATAGTTTTATCAAAAAATTATTATATCCTAAGTATGTTATTATGAAAGGTATACAGATAGATAATAGGGCGATTATGTTTTTAGGGATAAATACTAAATTAACAAAAGAAAAACTTTATAACCATAATGTTTTGGAATTTTCTAATCATAGCAGTCAATATTATACATCAAATATTTACAAGAGAATTTATACATTTAAACAGCTTTTGAAGTGGTATAGATTATTAGGCAAAAAAGACTCTAAGTGCTTAGAATATAAATCATTTAAATGGCAACATATCAAAGAAAAAGGACTCCTAAAATGAAAACACACATAGTATCAGAAGTAGTAGATGGAAGAGTAATTGAAACACCACTATCAGAACAACAAGCAAAAAAACTATATAAAAAACTAAAAAAAGCCGGAGCAGACACAAAGCTATATAAACGATGCACAGAGCAAGTAGAGAAACCAGATATGCCAAAAGCGGAAGTGTGAGATGAGCAGTGCAGTAGATCATAAAAAAGTAAAAATACAAGAAATAATATGCGGTTGTCTCAGAAGCAACACTGAAGCGATAGCTATAGACACAATAGCTAGTTTCATAATAGAGCAAGACTCGAAGCTAGAAGATGAGATAAAGTGGAAAACCGCTCAGATAGAAAATATGAAACAAAAGATAGAAGAACTTGAATTTAACATGTCAGAACACAAAAGACTTCATAGTGAACTTAATGATATTCTTCATCCAAATGGGGATAAGCCTGAAAATCCATCTCTTTGTGATTTAGTTGCTTATGTACGGAAAGATTTAAAGAAACCAAAACTATCTGACTATACAATAGATGAATTGGTAATGGAAATAGAGGACAGAGGTCAAGAAATTGGATTTATGTAATAAATGGGGGAAGAGATAATGAGCACTATAACTTTTAAAGACACAAACGAAACATTTGAGATAATGGCACAAGACAAACGATACTTAATTTGTCAAAGACCATATACTGTAGCAGAGAGAGCTTTGGAAATAAAAAAGCATGATGAAGGCTTCGAGGAAGCTCTGAAAGAAGAGTTTGAGACAGTAGCAAAACATTTTAACTATGACTATGATGAGTTTTGTGATGATGATGACCAACGCGACAGAATATGGGATAATTATAGCGATGAATGTGGAGAACAACCAGAGCCATTGAGCGAAGACACTTTCTGCTACACAATAGTAGACCTACAAGAAAAGAAAAGAGCACCTGATAACTACTACTGCAAATTCAACTACGATAAAAAAGAAGAGTGTAAAAAGGCTCTAAAAGAACTAAACACAATCACAAAAGAATCTAAGGGCACTCCTTGCGAAGAGTATGAAATGCAACTATCAAGAAGAAGATCAATAGAACTCTCAGAGTATGAGATAAAGGAATAGAGATGAGTAAGAAGCTAATAGCAACAAGGGTATTTTATAGCTATCAAGGATTAAACAATCAAAATAGTATAATTTCACATGGCAGTGGAGCTATAGATGTTCCTGACGAAGAACTATTTGACTTTTTATTAAAAGGAGCACAAAATAGTAATAGTGAAGTAGCATCAATTCAGATTTTATCAATATGCCCCTTAGAATTAAAAGAAGTAAAAGATGCCGAAGAATAATCTAAAACACGGTGTACTACTACTAATAACCCACCAAGAAGAACTAAACCAACTAAGTGAGGTGCAAGACGGTGTTGAGGTAGATGCTCTGTTCATAAACGAACCATACTTAGTCTTCATGGATGAAGTGCTACACATAGTGCCAAGAAGCCAACTAGAAGACGGTCACTTTATGAGTGAAGTTAAACCAAGGAAGTTTAAGTCTTGGTATAAATCAATAAGAAGGAAGATGTAAATGCAGACAAGACTAGAAAGCTTCATAGAAGTGCTACATAACCAATGGTCAGGAATAGTTGTGGGATGGTGTATAGTTTTCTTTCTATTTCCATTGTTTGACCATTTGCAACAACACTGGGTAGCAACAATATCAACAATACTGTTTTTTATGTCCTCTTTTATGAGAATGTGGATAATAAGAAGATACTTTAACGGGAGAGTGAAATGATAGAAAGTAAAAAAGTTTTATATTCAAAAGGCAATAGTGACGAGCAATACACACCTGCTTATGCAGTAGAGCCTATCTTAGAGTTTATTCCAAAAGATGCTATAGTTTGGTGTCCATTTGATAAAGCGGACAGTGAGTTTGTAAAACAGATACGCAAAAAAGGAAACACAGTAATAATAAGCCATATAGACGATGATAAATGCTTTTTTGAATACGAACCTGCCGAATGGGATATTTTAATCTCAAATCCACCTTTCACAAACAAGCGTAAGTATTTTGAGAGAGCATTGAGTTTTAACAAACCTTTTGCTTTAGTAATGACAAATACTTGGCTAAACGACTCAGCACCAAAACAACTCTTCAAATACAAAGACTTACAACTACTGATGTTTGATAAAAGAATGAAATTTGTAAATCCTGATGGCAGAGCAAATAATAAAATAACTTTCAGCAGCAGCTACTACTGTTGGAACTTTTTACCAAAACAAATAATAATGAAAGAATTAGTGATAAAAACTTGATATGAATCAAGGCAATAAAACCAAACCTATGTAATAATACACAAAAGGATAAAAAGTGAAACTCTGGGAAATATATTTTCATAGCGTAATGTGTTTTGAGAAAGGTCTTTATGTCTTACAGTCAGAAAATGAACCAACAGAAGAAGAATGTCTAAAAGCACTATATGAAAACACATACACCGGAACAATCTACTTCGAGTCAGTAGAAGAGATAACCGAAAAAGAACTAAGATATAAAAAATACACACTAATGCAGAAGGATAATTAAATGGGTACTGTAAAAACTAAACAAAAATATGAATGTGACTCTTGTGGAAAAGTTGGCGTATGGTCTAAAGGATGGCTACATAGAACAATATATCATAGAAGATGGGATGAATTAATAACTGTTTGCAGCGAGAAATGTGCAGATAAATATGATGGTAAGAAGAACAAAGAAAATGCAAAAGTGTAACGGTAGATTTTGTGAGTATAAAGATGTATGTCTTCATGCTATTGAAGCACAAAAGCTCATACACATAAAAGATAAATGGATAAAAGTAGAACTATGCAGAACAGGATTACTGAGTGTAGATGGTAAAAAGTACCTAAGACTACCATTCACAGACCTGCTACTAAAGGACTAAAATGCTAAAGCATGAAAAACGCAACATAAAAGAAAAATACAACACTATAAAAGCAAGAGCAATCGCAGGAGAATATGATACGCAAATAATCATAACTCTAATAATAGCAGCAGTTCTAGGAAGTATTAGTGCCGTATATGTATGGGAATGGTTTAAAAGATGGTTACAACAATAAGCTGTTCATACATCTCTGATGGTAAGGTAATAGCTCAAAATGAAGATGCTACCTATGTCTATAAGCACAATCTTTCAGAAGAGGGAACTCTAAAGCTTCTAAAGTTACTAGGTAAAACACCGGAGATAAACGAAGAACACTGGATAGTAGAGTGGGAAAAGAGTGCTTGTGGTTTTTAGAGCAGAAGTGATATAATACAAAAAAGGAAAAACATGATAATCTACAGTAAAAACGAAAACTACAAAATATGGGCAAACACAAAAGATTTTACATTTCATATCCAGATGGAAGGTCAAGAGATAGAAGAAGAAGGCTATCAAACATCAGGACTAGCAATAGAACAAGCGGAACAAAACATACCAAAAGAAGTAGCGATAACTCTAACAAAATGCTCAACACCTAAAACAATGAAGTGTCCTCTGTGTGAAGACTGCATAAGAAACCAACCCTCAACACACCAACTAGAAGACTATGAACAGTTCAACCCAAAGAAAGCACCAATGCGACCTTGGATTTGTGATGGCTATGAACATAAAGACCAAAAGAGTCTACTATGAAAACAGACTACGCATACTGCTTAGACGAACATACCTGTATCCACAGAAGAGGGTGCAGAAGATGGATAGGAAACTACCCCAATGAAGAAGTAAAAGAACTTACAAACAGTAACAGAGATGAATACATAAACGACAAAGACTGTGTACCAAATTACAGTGATGTAAACTGCGAGAACGACTTTGATATGCTAGATAGATATAGACTAAGTGATGGGAGTGAGATGAAATGATAGCATTGTTTCTTGATGTTGACGGAGTGTTGAATCAATATAGAAGAAGTGAGTGTATTCGTAGACACAAGATAGATTATGATTTTTGTTTTACACCTTTCAAAAAGAAAGTTATGAGATTATCCAAGCTTGTAAAAAAATACAACTTAGATGTTTATGTGTTTAGTGCATGGACAGAAGAAAACTTACAGCCACATTTGCCTTTTAAGCTATGTGGAGACACTGGAAAGTGGATTGAAAATGTTAACGAGGCATCAAATAAATATAAACATTCAATACTTGTAGACGATGAAATATCTCCAAAGATGGGCAAAGAGAATGGATATGGAGGAGAACAAGTCAATTTAAAAGAAGATATTGTAACCTATCAGCCTCACTATAACTTTGGTTTAGTTTTGAAAGATTTTAAAAAACTTGATAAAATACTAAAAAGGCTAAACGAATGATACAAAACTACACAGTAATGCCAGAACTAATCTTTTCTGCTTTTTGTGCTATACTTTCACTAATCGCAATAACAAGGATTTTACTTGAAAGTAGCACTAATAAGCATAGTTTCAACACTGTTTACCTTATGGATAAGCTGGATAAGCTACGAAGTTTTTACAATGTCAACAAGTATCGCTCTTATAGACTATAAAATAAACTCACTAAATCCTGTACTTCAAGACCTCAGTGAAAGATGAAATCTAAACACGGGAACACAAAAACTTTTAGAATAATAAAGGGAGAGAAAGTTCCCTTTGATAGTTTCAAAGAAGCAAATCGTTTTGACCAACTATATCTACTAGCAAAAGCTAAAAAGATTTCACAGCTTACTATCCAACCAAAATACCTATTAATGGAAGCCCAAACACACAACGGTTTCACATACAAAAGCGTTTCATACATAGCAGACTTCAGATATATAAAAAACGGAAAAACAATCGTAGAAGATGTAAAATCAGATCACACAAAGAAACTAGCCACATATAGAGTTAAGATAAAATGGTTTCTATCTCTCTATGGAAAAGATCTAACTTTTATAGAAACTTGATATAGGTCAAGAAGATACTTTTGGAATATGTTATACTTATACTTTCAATTCGATAAAAAGATATAAATTCAAAAGAAGGAGAGACTGTGAAATTCAAACCAATCGGTTATTTTCCAACTATAAATAAAAAAAGAAAATAATCTGGTCATCGTGCTGCAAAAAATGAAGTCCAACTTAGATGTTGGTCAAAGAAAACAAGTTGTAGGTAGCCTTAAAATGAAGATATTAGGCTTTGTAAGTAAACCAAACATTCTCCTGCAAAACACTAAGACTTTTTATGAAGCATCTATTCTAAGTAGTTGTTTCTCCGAGAGTTTCTCGGTTTGTGTCAAATCCTTAAATCCAGAAGTCTTTTCTTCTGGATTGTTTATGACATAAGAACTTTTGATGGAGCAGACAGACATACCAAGATGTTGAGAGACGGCAACCACTTAGATTAACTTCAATGGCTAGACTTGAAGAAACTACTAACGAGGATACAAATCAAGCAATGCTCTCAGTCTGTTTCACAAAGAGTTTAAGCATACGCACCATTAGCTCAGTTGGTTAGAGCAGATTGTAGGTCTGAAAAACCTCAAATACACAAGATGATACTAATTTCATCGTATTAGAAAACAGTCACAGGTCACTGGTTCGAGTCCAGTATGGTGAGACAGGCAAACTAAGAGGTTAACCTAGGAGCTATCTAATAGCTCCGTCATATCACAAACAAAACAAATTTCCTTTGACTTATGTTAATATCCTACATTTTATGATATAATACTCATAATGCAAATTTCAAGTAGGAAAGTTTAATGGCACAAGCAACCATAGATTCAGAAATCGCTGACCTAACAACCAGAATCTCACTACTTGATGACGAAATAAAAGAACAGCAACATCTTTCAGAACTAGAAGAGGGCGGTGGCAACGCTAGATTCCGTACACAGTTCGCAGACATCGGAAAACTGTATGACAGACGAGATACTTTAAATACAAGGCTACAAGCATTACTAAGGAGTCAGATTTGAACTTAGGTTATGGAAACTTCTTCAGCACTTATGCTCCTGGTGCTTCAACAACAACAGCAGGAAAACCTCTTTTTGATGGAAACATAGATTTAAAAGCTTCAACTTTTCCTAAAAAAATAAGACAACAAACTCACTGGCTAAATGTAAACACCACAGATGTTCCAACCATAGTAAGAACAAATACCAACAAAACTATAGGTATTTCAGTAAGTACACAAGTAGAAACAAAGTCAAAAACTTTCAACAATCAAGCAGAATCCCTAATAGAAAAACATGGCAAAAAAGGAGTGGGTGAATTAACAGGAAGACACCACTTCAACAAAGCCCTAAGAATAATGTCAGACTTTGATTTACTAGACGGTGGCTTCATTATAAGACACCACTATAGCCCAATATGGGAAATACCGTATAAGTATGAACTTGTTGGTGTAGATATGATAGACATCACAAAAACAACTCATTCTTTTGAGGCAACAAGAACAGAAACCACTATAAACGGTTTAGTGAGAAATAAGTGGGGGCAGATAACTCATGTATGGCTCTACACAACAGAAAACAAAACAACTTCAACTAAAGTTCCATATGATAATCTAACATACTATTCAGACACTTGGATAAGTATAGACCAGCAAACAGCAGCAAGTAAGCTGGTGTCAATGCTAAAAACTCTTGACCAATCGTTACAATATGGAACAGCGACTCTAAACTCGGCAATAGAAGCAGCAAAAGCAGGAGCATATTTAAAATCACAAGCGTACAATGAAGTAATGCAAGTTGTATCTGATACAATACAAGCTAATACTACTGGTAAAGATGCTAAATCAATAGCAACAGCAATAGATTTAGTGAAGCCTATAATGAGACAACTATCAAACTTGGGCGTAAAACCACATGGTGTGACTCCTATTGCTAGTGGCGATGATGTAATTTTTGACACCTCGAAAACAGACAGCGAGTATAAATCACTAAATGACAATACTGAGATGAAGATGGCTTCATCACTTGGTTATTCAGACATAGGAATATACAAAAAAGCTTCCGATGCAAACTACTCATCAATAAAAGCCACGATAGAGATGGATCAGATAACAGCAGATGTAAGATTTGATGATTTAAAAAATGTAGTGTTACAAGAAATACACACAAGACTGATACGAGTCGGGATACAAAAAGGATTAATAAAAGAAAGAGTAAAATATTGGAGCAATCCCTATGACTATAACAAGTTTAGATATCTAAGACAAAACAAAATAGACATCGAACCTGCAAAAAATGCAATGGCTAATAAAACAAATATAGCACTAGAAATAGACACTCCTGCAAATATAATAGAAACAAAATACGGAGTGAAATACGAAGATTGGCTTGAGAAAGCACATCAACAAAAACTACTTGCATTGGGTTATGAGGCAAAAATAGAAAAAGCTCGCAAAGAAGCATTTGAAAAGGAAGGGATAGAGCTACCTGAAGATGCTAACAAAGAAAAGCTGTCAAATATAGAAAAACAAAATAAGCAACTAATAACACTCCAAAAAAGTGTAAGCCTCCATGAGCTATAATGAAAAAGCGATAAAGATTCTTGGAGACAGTTTAGCCCAACACAAAAAAGTCATCCAAGATATTCAAAAAAACATTTCAGAAAACAAAACTCTTCAATCAAAAGAGGCTCAACAACTTCAAAACGACATCAATCAACAACTTAAAGAAGTAGATAGTGCAATGCGAAGCTACATAAAAGCTATCCGTATTCCTGAAGACGGCAAGGATGCAAAAGTAGACTATGAAGCACTCCATAAGTTTATAATGAGTGAAGTAGTAAAGATAGAGCCAGAGAAAGTAGACTATAACAAAATCAACTCTAAGATAGAGTTAGAAGTATCAAATATACCTAAGCCTAAAAACGGCAAAAACGGTAAAGATGCAGAAAAAGCAAAAGATGGCGAAGACGGTAAAACCCCAAAAATTGACTACATAAAAGTAAACCAAGAAATTATGGCTCAGTTTCCAAAAGCAGCTATATTAGAAGAGATAAAAAACCAAACCCCAAAACAAGAAAAAGTAGTTGGAATAAAAGAGATAAAACTTGAAAAAGATAAACTCATCATTATAACTACAGACGGTAAGAAAAAGAGTTTTACAATATCTACTAAAAGCTATCAGATGTTCGGTGGTGGAGGTGTTGCATTTAAACCAAGCCTACTCCCGTTTGTTGACCCATACAGAACAGACACTATGATGATAATGAGAGATGGTAAAGAGTACCAAGCAACACTAGAAAGTTTACATACTTTCTTTAGTCAAGGCTTCCCAAAAGCAGTCGTATATAACGGTGTTCAAGTAACAAACAACAATGAAGATATAATAATCACAAGGAGCAACTAATGGCAGAGCCAACACCAACAGAAGTAGAACATAAAGACATAGAAACAGATGGAATACATATTCCTCATTCATTTAAAGTAGCAGACCAAACAGCACTTGATGCGTTAGAAGTTACAGTTGATGATTTAGATAAGCTAATATTAAAACAAGATGATGGGACATATTATCGCATCAAAGGATACAGTCCTTTAGTTTATCAGCAAAATACTTTAGAAGACTATGTAAGCTTTGTAGGAGAACAGACTGTGCTTACTGGTATAGTAGAAATCGAAGACATATTATCAATCAATGCCAATACTACAAAAATAGATATTATCCCATTCACATACTGGATAAAAGGCAAAAAATATTCATACTCAGGTGCTACTGCTATATCACCAACTATCGCAAGTGGAGATAGTTCGACATTCGTTGGTGTAGATGCAAGTTCAATAATTTATAGTGATGTTAAATTTACACCCGAAGATACAGCAACTATATTACCTCTAGCAAGAATACAAACCGTGCAAGGTCAAGTAGGACCAGGAAGCAATTTACAATCTCCAATACATCTTACTTTCCCTATAGGTCAAGAGGGGCACAAAGAAAGAGAGTGGATAGAAAATACAATAGGGGTCTTATACTCTGACGGTGGATTGTATACAGAAAATGAAACTACTCCTTTGCAAGTAGATCAATCATTAGGAAGTTTTCATAATGCACAAAGAAAACATATAGACATTGCTCAAAGTAATAACATTGAAGCATCAAGTGTCTATCATACAGGAGGAGTGCCAGCTCCTCATATGAGAACAACTTTAGTGATTCCTAAGCATTGGGATAATAAAACAGATATAGTGGCATTGACAGCAAATAAATTCGTGTCACACACACTATTAAGAAGTCCTAAACAAGAAGATTTATTTTTCTTAATCTACGGTACTAAAGAATATGATTCACAAGCAGATGCAGAAAATGCTAATCCAGATTATAGTGTTTTTACAAGTCAAAAAGAATCAGGACTTTATAAAGTTGCTCGTTTTATAGTAAGAGGAGACAGCACAAACATTGAAGCTATACAAGACGAAAGACCAAATATAATATTAGAAGATGAGTCTACAGGACTAGGACTAAAAGAAAACTCATATAGCTGTATGTATATGGATACACCCGAAGAAACAACTATAACAACAGCAGGTGTTTTTGTAAAAGTAGCAGGAACAACCGGAGAAGTAGCAAGTTCAGCAGACTTTACAGTAGAAACAAATAGATTTACTTACACAGGAGAAATTACTAGAAGATTTAAACTAGATATAGTTTCAAGCCTAACAAGCATCAATAATAATCAAGTAGTAAGAGCTAGATTCGCAGTTAATGGTGTAACAATGGCAGCAAGTGAACAAGAGAAGACAGGAGTTGGTACTAATGTTGGTACAATACCTTTAAGCTGTATGCCGGAACTAGCACAAGGTGATTATGTAGAATATTGGATAGCTAATATAAGCGGAACAGGCAATTTGCAAGTAAACTATATGAATATGAATTTAACATCAGTTGATTAGGGCTAATACCATAAAAATAAACAAAAAATCTTGACCTATATCAATAATTACAGAATTAAGGTATAATATGAGCAATAGAATCCTAAAGGAAGAGATAACATGAATAACTTAGTAATAAATTCAGACATTTCACAATGGGGGTTTAGTTCAAGATGGCTGTCAGGTAAACTATCTGAAATGACAGGAGACCTTGAAGTAGATATATCATCATATGGTGGAGATGTCTTTGAAGGTATTGACATGTACAATCAACTAAGAAGATACTCAAAAGACAAAGGACATGTGACAACTATCGCAGGTTCAAAAGTAATGAGTATCGCTTCACTCTTACTATTAGCAGGAGACACCAGAAAAGCCCACAGTAATTCAACAATAATGATTCATAAAGCTTGGACTTGGTTGGCAGGAAATTCAGATGAATTAATTGCAGAGTCTAAAGTTCTAGGTGGAATAGATATTATCTTAGCAAAACAATATGGAAAATATATGGATAACTCCCATGAAGAGATAATGGAAGTTATGTCAAATGAGGGATGGTATATTGGACAAGAGCAAATAGAAGAAACAAATTTTATAGATGCTTTTATAGTTGAGTCTGATGAGGTGGAAGTATCCGCAAAATCAAACTATAAAAAAGCAATGGCTAGATTTAGTGCAAAAGCCCAAGAAGATGATGTTAAGCCAAACTTTGATGAGGTAAAAGCATCAATAATTGAATGTAATGACGGAAAATGTCCCACTGCCTCGCAAGGCGGTAAAATAGCGAATAAAATTCAAGGAGCAGACATGGATATTGTGTTTGACAAAGAAAATCTTGACAAAACGGAAGCACTCTTTAATGCGTTAGTGAAAAATAAAACTAAAGCAGAAAAAGATACAGCGGAAATACAGTTAAGTTTAAATACAGCGACAACTGCTTTGGAAGCTAAAACTGAAGAAATGACGAAGTTAGTAGCTAGTCATAAAACAGAGCTTTCTGAGGCAGAAGGAAAATTAGATAGTTTTAAAACAGAGACTATCGCAAGAGTGCAGGAAGGAATCTCATACAAAGCAACAGCAGATGTAATTGTTAATGCGATTAAAGCTGATGATTCTGAAAAAGCAACAAGTTTAATCATGGCTCATGTTGAGTCCGATGGTGCAACAAGACAAACCACAAGTGAACCGGTAAAAGGTACATGGGATGGACATTCTTTTAAGAGAGGTAAAAAATAATGGCAACATTAACAGAAGGCACACACGCAGGTGAGTACATTGTATCAGAAGCGAATGGTGAAAGATCAAGAGAAGCAGGGTTTTTAGCTTCTGGTAACAATCTGGGAGCATGTGCTGTACTTGGTCAAGTAACAACAGCATCGGCAGCAACAGCAGATGGTGAAAATACAGGTGATGGAACATCAAGTGCTCCAACTGTGGGTACATCAGCAATTAATGGTACATATGTATTAACATGTACGGCAGAAGCAGCAAACGCAGGAACATTTAGTGTTGTTGACCCTCTTGGTAATGCGTTAGATGATTTAACTGTTGCAGTTGCATACGTTTCAGCACATATCAATCTTACTATCTCAGATGGATCAGAAGATTTTGATACTGGTGATATTTTTACAGTAGATGTAATTTTTGCAGAATACGGTGAGTTTAATGCAGGTGCATCAGACGGTACAGAAACCGCAGCGGCAATTCTTTTTGATGCAGTAGACGCATCATCAGCAGAGCAAAAATGTGTAGTAACAAAACGTGATAGTGAAGTTCGTGCAAGTGATCTAGTTTGGAAAACAGGCACAGCAGAAGCTCAAAAAACAGCAGCAATAGCATCGTTAAAAGCTATTGGCATCATATTAAGATAGGGAGTAACAGATGATAACATTAGATATATTTAAGCAAGATGCTTTTTCAGCAGTAGAACTGACTAATTTTGTTAGTAAGCAACCATTTATTCCATCTCTTTTGAGAGATATGAACTTGTTTGCAGACAAACCGGTGAGAACAACAACAATATGGGTAGAATTAAAAGATGGAAAAATCGCTTTAATCCCTACTTCAGAACGTGGTGCTCCAATCTTTCAAAGTGAAAAACAGAAAAGAAGAGCTGTATCACTGCAAACAGTAAGACTTGCAAAAGGTGATAGAATCACATCTTCTGAACTTCAAGACATTCGTGCTGAAGGTGAAGCAGAAGAACTTAAAGAAGTTCAAGTAGAAGTTACTGACAGACTAGACATCTTAAGTGGCGACATGGATTTAACGCATGAAAACTTATTTCTTGGAGCAGTTCAAGGTATTCTAGTTGATGCAGATGGTTCAACTGTTATATATAATTTCTTTACTGAATTTAATGTATCACAAGCTAGTGAAGTTGATTTTGACCTAGACAATGCTACTCCTGCTTCTGGTGCATTGCTAACGCTATGTATGGGAATTCAAAGAAGTATGCAACGTGCAGGTCAAGGTGCATATTTACCTACTACTGAGGTTGTTGCACTTGTTGGTGATGCTTTCTGGGATGGTCTTATTGCTCATACAGAAGTTAAAGGTGCATATGACAACTGGGTTGCTGCACAAGCTTTCTCTAATGACAAGAAAGCTTTTGGAGAGTTTTACTGGGGTGGAATCAACTGGATTAATTACCGTGGTACGGATGATAATTCGACTGTAGCTATTGGCACAGACAAAGCTAAGTTTTTCCCTCGTGGAGCAAGAGGTGTGTTTGAAAACGCATTAGCACCATCAGAATCTTTTGAGTTTGTTAACAAAAAAGGTTTACCTAGATATGCAATGGTTGTTCCAGACTTGCTGAGAAATGAGTATGTTGACGTAGAAATAAAATCTTATCCACTACCATACTGTACTCGCCCAGAGATGTTACTAAGAGGTAAGAGGTAAAAGAACTTAACGGTTCTTTTGCTAAAAACAAGGAGAAACAATGAAAGTTTATGTAAAAATAGGTTGTATTGACAGCAACAGAGATGCTCACGAGACAGGTACGGTTGCAGACATTGACAAAAAGACAGATCAAAAACTATGGGATTTAAAACTTGTAGAAAACTATGATGAAAAAAAACATGGTAAAGTTCCGGAAACTTCAGATGCAGCACTCAAAACCGCCAACGAAGCTCTAGGTGTAGCAAATGATAAAATTGCAGCACTTGAAACAGCCAACGAAGCTCTCAATGGCTTTGTGGAAGAAGCAATCAATCTGCCAAAAGGTCAAAAGCCTAAAGACTATGTAAAGGCTGAGTGATGGCTTATTTAATGATTTTCACAAAAGCTGATGAAGTTAATGGCGAAGAGTTTAAAAAGGGAGACACTTTAAGAGTCTCCGCTTCGATTCGTAAAACTCTTTTAGGCAAAAAAACTGCAAAAGACTCTAAGAAAAAAGAGGATTAAATGTCAGCAAGAGACTTGATAGATAAGACACGAGCATCATTTGTAGACTCATCAAGTGCTCCTACAAGAGCGATTGTCTATACAAGAAGCAGTGATGATTTAGAAATCTCTTTAAACGCATTTGTCAGCGGAATAGAGTTTAACCAAGATGATAAAGATAGTAAAACAGCTAACAGAATCTCTTGTAGAACTCTAATCTTAGAAGAAGAACCGACTAAAACCGACAAAATAACAGTAGATGGAACAGTCTATAATGTTAGAATGTGGGATAAAACCGGTAACGCATACACAGTCGAAGCCGACACCAAGCGAAATAAAGTCACATCGAGAAAATTCAAATGATAGTAGAAATCAACGATACGACAACCCCAATGCTATCAGCAATAGGTAAAGTCAGTCGTGAAGTTGGTTTTGAACATATGAGTAAAATCGGTAATGCAGTTAGAAAAAACGCTGGTAACAGAATGAGGTCAACAAGAAACCGACATCATTGGTTTCAAAAACCAGATAAAAATGGAATACTAAAGCCATACTACAGCACAGAAACCAAAGAGCTTGGTCAAAGGACTAAGCGTGATGGAAAAACTGTCAACAATCCAGATAGTATGAGCAATATGATTTCATCTTTTTTAATGGAAAGATCAGGTGTCTTGATAGTTGGAGGTAGAAATAAAGCTTTTACCCCAATCAAAAGACGAGATGGAGAAATAGTAGGAGTTGAAAAAAGGCAAGGAACAATCACTGCCCACACTCAATCTATAATCCACAAACTTGATACCGGTGAAAGAAACTCTGCTCATCATTGGCTTAATGGTCAAGGCAAGTATTTTGAACATTGGAAGTTTAGAGGCAGACACTTTATGATAAAAGGCTTCGGAGACTCGATACCTTACATGAAACAGCAACTTACAAGTGGGTATGAAAAAACCGTAGGTCGAGCAGTAAATAAAGTAAAAGTTAAAATTAAACCAAGCAAAAGGGTAGTGGCATGAGTGTAACAATGAGAGGAATTTCAAGGTTTTTTGCTGAAACACTAAACGAAAATGCTGAGTTTATCGCACTAAGTCAAAGTCTGATTTCAGACGAGTTTAACTATTTTGTGAATGTAGACTTGGCAACAGTAGAAGTGCCTTTGCCTTATTTTGGAATAGTTACTTTCAATGACAAAGATGACAGAGAAGTAGAGAAAAAGTTTCAGACTCAATTCTTAATAGGAATATCAAGAGAAAAGCCTGATTTTGTAGATGGTGAAATAACAGAAGAGCCAACTCTTGATAACTTAGAACAGTTGTCAAGAAAAGCCTATGAAGTTATAACAAATGAAATGAGAATTTTTGGCATACAGGGCAGTAAAAATGTCAGAGTTTCTTATGTGAATATGTATGTACCTGCTACTGATGGTGAAGATGACCTTCAGATGCAGATAGATATAGAAATAGAACAAGATATGTATTTATCTTGCAATTAAAAAAGTAAAGGAATAACATGTCAGGTTTTTTAACTACAAGAGTCTTACTCACAAGAGAAGATGCAGCAGGAGACATTCAATCAAACCCTGTATGTATAGAGTATCTTTCTGAGTCATTTGACTTAAAAGAGGAACAGGCTTCAGAAGAAGTAAATCTTCTAGGTTCAGGCGGTGATGCTTCACCAATGGCGTTTGGAACATCAAGTTTCACTGGTTCATTAGGACATGTCATCAGCATTGACAACTCTCCAATCGTACTTACTCACGTTCTTGGTGCAGCACTTACATCAGCAAACGCTACAGCAGAAGTTTGGACAGCAGATACAGCATATGATGTAGGTGACTTAGCAAATGGCGTGGCAAACGCAAAACATACATTTGTTTGTGTGTCTGTAACGGGTACGGCAAAAAGCCATGCTACAACAGAGCCAACGCTTGAAGCTGATCCTAATGATGATAGAAATGTAAAAGTAGTAGATAATGAGGTTACATGGGTAGTTATGCCTAAGCTAATCACTGATACTTATGAACTTACTCAAATTATGCCAACTTTCACAATAGAGTATGAACTTGAAGATCCAAGTGCTAATAAATTCTATAAAAGATTCAGTGGCGTAAGAATGAACTCACTTCCGATTGCAATGACAGGTGGAACAATCTCATTAAAAGCTTCTATAGACTTCTTAGGTGTTTCGGCACTAGATAGTGAAGATGATGACTGGGTAGAACCACTTGCAGACATCACAGGTGCAAAAATCGTACCAAACTTCAAAGACTACTACTCTTATGAAGATTGTTTAGTAAAAGTAGATACAGTAGACCTATGTGAAACAGAATCTGTAAACATAGATTTAAACAGAAATGTAACAGTAGATGATGCAGTAAATGGCTGTAAAATTTCAAATGTTGGTATTCCAAATGCTAATGGCTCTATGAGTCGTGTTTTTGAAACAGCAGATTTTAACAACGCTAAAACTCACACTGATTTTGCATTGCAATTCGCATTTACAAAACTAAACGGATGTGCTTTAACACTAGACTATCCTCTAGTAAAACCAAAACTAGCTGATCCAATCCAATCAATAGACAAACAAGTAATGATGTCTGTAGATATTTCAGCATATGGTGTATCAGGAACAAAATCTGTTCAAGCATCAGTAACATACCCTGGTCTTTACGACTCAACAGGTACATTAGTCGGAGCTTATTAAGCTTTGGGGTTAAGACATTTCCTTGTTTTTTGTCTTAGCCCTACCATAACAAACAAGGACAACCTTTTATAAAATCAAAAAATAAGATATAATAGTGTATTCAAAACAAGGATACATCATGATAAACAGTAAGATAAATCAAGAAGCGTTAATCGCTTTGTCACAAGCATACGCACTAGACAACACAGCCATAACAGACCGCATAGAGTCGATACTTCTCCCAGACAACCAAGAACTCCCAGAGGAACTTCAAAAATGTTTAGAAAGTTGGGGAAATAATCCAGTAGATGAACCAAGTTATGATGAAAAAATCATAGACAAAGCAACACTGGAAGAAATGAAACTCATAGCAATCAAAGATATAAATATAGATGACTTTACTGCAATGGATATAGCAGTGCTCTCAGATAGAGTTTATAAAAAAGTCACAAACCAAATAGACGATGACGGAAAATACAAAACCACTCCAACCATCAACAATGTAAAGCTTCCACGCACTACTCAACTAAGAGCACTAAAAAAACTTGCAACAGATGGAGCAAGTGAAGATAAAATAGATAAAGAGATATTTAAAATCGCTGGTGTTAAAGAAAAAGACCTGTCAAAATGGGAAGCAGACATAATAAAAGAGATGTTCTTTGCATATGTTCAAGCGGTGGATAGTGATACTATGGGAAGCCATACTGACCGTACACCATTTGCAAGATATATAAAAAACTAATCGAGTGGCTTTTTGACGAACAAAGAGTCCTAAAGTATAAAACTCTAAGAAAAAATAAGACCAAGGAGATATTTGAGAAAACGCTTCAAGCAGCACAGCTTGAAGAACTAATGTATCCAGGTTCAAAAAAAGAAACACTATGGATTGTGTATCTCCCACCAGCACCTAGTCATGTAGTAAAGTTTTTCAACTTCTTACAAACACACATAACACTAGATGTAACAAACGTGTCTATGGAAGGAAAAGTATCTGTTAGCTTTAGAGAAACCAGATACGGCTTGGCAAATCTTATGGAAAAAGAAGGTTACGACTACAACATATACCAATGTTTTGTAGATGCCTTTGAAGAAAAGCTACTTTTACAGCACTATGGGAAATAATCCATAGGTGATATAGCCTACTCTCTATATAGTAAAGTTTTTTGTATGCTCTAATTTATGGCAGATGATATAACTATCATAAGCAGTTGCTCCATCTATAGGTAAATCAAAATATCCAAGATGTATTCTTCTGTAATTAACAGTAATAGATGCAACCCATTTTTGAGCGGATTTATTATACCAAACACCTCTATATCCACTTGTGTTATTTTTTCTTATTCTCCTAGTATTTCTTGCTTGAACAATTCTAGTAGTCCACTTGCAGTTGTGGGGAGTATAATCTTTATCATTATTTTTTCTTTCGAGAGTTAAACTGTCTTTATAGCCATTGGCAAGTGCCCAAGTTTGAAAAATGGCAAAATCTATTCTCCATTCATCGCAGATATGAATATTTCTTTTGCCATAGTCAACAAAACTCTTATTGTTAGGATTGTAGCATCTAGCTTTCATGGTGTTCCATACATCATATAGTTTTGATTTTCTGCCACCATGTCTAGTCATGGCACAACTCTTGCAAGATTTTATTTTTCCTCTTTTAATACTATTAGCCATGGTTTTAAATTCAGCGTTGCACACTTGACATAATACCAACCAATATCTTGATTTAGTTTTACTAGAAGCATTTGCATAAGAGTAACCTAAATCCTTTAAAAAAATAGGTGTAGTTTTTTTGATTGTTTTATCCATTTGAAGTTCCTAACTTAAATTTCTAACTTTAATGGACGAGAGGGTAATTAATCCTCTCTAAGTTAGAAGTACATTATAGCATAAGACATACAAAAAGTCTTGACTTATATCAATATTCATAAGAATTTAGATATAATTAATGAAACAAACTCTCTAAGGTTTTGATATGGCAAACATTATAAATACTTTTACCCTCAAGCTTCAAGACCAAGACTTCAAAAGCAACCTAGAGAATCTTCAAAAAACTCAACAGCAGTACCAACAGCAAATAGCAAAAGGTCTGGTAGACAGTGCAAACAAAACCCAAAACCTAAGAAAAATAGAAGAGAAAGCACTAAAAGCTAAATCAAAACTGCTAACAGAAGGTCTATCAAAATCAGATAAACGAATAAAAGCAATAGACAAAACGATAGCTTCTACTAAGCTACTAGTTCAAGCAGAGAAGAAAAGCACAACCGGTCTAAAAGAAGCTGAGATAGCACTAGATAAAGTTTATGGTCAGCAAATAAAATCAACTAAAGCAACAGAACAACAAACTCTTGCAAGTAAAAAACTTTTAACAGTAAATCAACATCTTGCAAAAGCACAATTTCAGCAAAAAAAAGCAACACCAACTTCAAGGGGAGTTTGGGACACAAAAGATATGAGGTCTTATTATACTGAACTTGAAAAATCAACTAAAGCAACAGATAAAAACTCAAAAGCAAAAAAGATAAACGCTGAATCAACCTCTAGTCTGGCAAATCAAACAATCCGTTATCTAAGATGGGCTGGTACAATCGTAGGGGTACTATACGCAGTAAACAGAGTTTGGAGAGTAACACTAGGTACTGGTATAGAAGTAAACAAGATGATGGAAGACAACACTTCCGGTATCGGTGCTTTACTCTCAGCAAACACACAAATGGTACTCTCAAACGGTGAAATGGTAGATAGCTATGAAAAGTTCAAGTTAGGTCAACAAGTAGCAACAAAAACAATGGATGAACTAAGAAAAGCATCTATAAGAACATATGCAACTTTTCCACAACTAACTGAAATCTTCCAACAGGCAATAGGTCAAACTCTTTCGATGGGGAAGGCGTTTGGTAGTACAGTAAAAGAAATTAATTCAAATACTATTGAATTATCTCAAAGAATGTCGAACATAGCAGGTGCTATCGGTATGCCGATGGACAGAGTGCGTGAGGAAATTAGAAGTTTACTTAGTGCCAATGCTTCGACTGATTCATTAATAGCAACAATGCTCTTTGGTTCACCTACCGAAGCGAATAAAGCAATTCGTATGGCTAAAGACAGAGGAGAAGGTGGACTTACACGATTGCTAAACTCTGTACTCGCACCTTTTGACGCACTGGAAAATGTAGATAGCTATACTCGTTCACTATTACAACTAGAAGATGCTTGGTCACAACTATGGCAAACTGCTTCTCAACCACTTTTTGAGACATTAAAAGATACTTTCAAAGATTTGGCAGTAGATATAAATGATGCTAAAAATGCTCTGCAAGAATGGAGAATAGAAATTAACAGCATAGCAGATGTATCAAAAAAGTCTGGTTTAGCGGTAATTCAAGACCAAATAAGACAAACAGCTAAAACCATAGCAGAATTAGAGCAAGACAAAGGCTCTATGTTTGGTCTTTTCGATAAAGCTAAAGAGATTGACATAAAAAGACTAAAAACTGCGTTAGTTGAACTCAAAAAAGTTTATAAAGAACTTAGCGAAGAGAGCGTAAAAGCACCATCTTTAGCAACAGAACTAACCGTAGATAAAAAGTTTTTAGATGAAACAGCATCTTTGATGCAAAAAAACAAGACTAAAACTCTTCAAATAGAAGAACAAATCACAAAAGCTCAAAAACAACAGGAAATACTCCAAAAAAGAATTGCAATAAGAGATGGAGCACACACAAAAAATGCAGAACTAAGAAGATTAGCCGATGTAAAAAATGTAGCAGATAAAAAACTAATAGTAGCCCTAGAAGGAAGAATACAACAGCATGTAAAAGAAATAGCAGAGATACGAGAAAAAGCTAATGATAAAGAATCTAAAGCACTCGATAGAAGATTTAACGAAATACGAAAAAATCAAAATGCTCAACACAAAGTATTTACAGATCGTGATAAGTCCATAGACGACCAATATAAAAAAGTAGAAGATTACCAAAATCAAGGTTTTGACAACTGGAAAAGAATTCAAAAAGAAAAAGAACAAGAAGCCCAAAAAGCATTTCAAGCACAACAAAACTTCAGAAGACTCCAAGCGGAACTCATAAGAGATGAGAAAGCAAGAGCAATAGAGTTAGCTAAAATAAATCTTGATTCAAGAAGAGCAGAACTTCTAGTACTCAAAGAAAAAGAGGGATGGACAGACGAATACTATACAAATGTTTTAGCAGCAGAAGAAGAACTCTCAAGACGAATAATGCAAGGCTACACAGAATACGGTCAACTGATGGCAACCGTAGGCAACTCAATGGAGTCAAGCTTCTCAGATTTCTTCGACTTCACAAGTGACGGTTTTATGGATATGGAAGATATGGCACTAGATGTCCTTGATTCAATATACAAAGCACTTCTGAAAAACTACATAATTGGAGAAGCTACAACAGCAACAACCGGAGGCTCAGGAATAGTAGGAGCGATAACTAGTTTTGACTATTCAAGCCTATTCGCAAAAGGTGATGCTTTTAGCAATAGCCCATCACTCTCAGCACATTCAAATACGGTAGTATCTCAGCCAACACCATTCTTTTTTGCTACCGGAGGCGTACCAAATCTAGGAATAATGGGTGAAGCTGGAAGAGAAGCAATAATGCCACTAACAAGAACATCAGATGGCGACCTTGGAGTAAAAGCAGTATCACAAGCACCTAAAAAAATAACAGTAAATATAGTTAATGAAAGCGGTCAAGAAGTCCAAGCCACACAAGCAGAATCAAGTTTTGATATGGAAGGTACAGTAATAAGCATCGTAATAGATGCAGTTCAAACGAATAGAATGGGTGCAAGAGATGTACTAATGGGAGGTAATAGCTAATGGCAACATATCCAACAGAACCAAAAGTAAGAGCATCAGGATCAAATAGAGAAATAGAAATACCAACTACAAAAAGTGAATCAGATGGAGCATATACTAAAGAAAGAAGAACAACAACAAGAGAAAAAAGAAGATGGAAACTCAACTATAACAATATAACCAAAGATGAGTTTGAGATATTAGAGAATTTTTTTATAGCAAACAAGGGACTGACTTTTCAATTCACATACCCTGGAACAGCAACAGAATATGATGTAGGCTTTGCTCAAGATAAGATAGCAGAAGCAGAAAAAGATGGTGTTTTAGTCTCAACATCAGTGGAATTGGAAGAACGATAATGTCATTAAGTTCTCAAACCATACAAGACAAAAACGCCCTTTCAACAGATGCAGTTTTTCTCGTACTACTAGAAATAAACATACCATCAGTAGAAACAATCAGACTAATAAACAACACAGAAGACATAACATGGGACTCCGCACTATGGCAACAATTTCCTTTTACTCTATCAGACATAAGCCAAACTTCAAAAAGTGAAGTCTCTCAATGGACACTAAAAGTGGCAAACGCTACTAGAGTAATGGAAAGATATATGCAAGATTATGACTTTTACTTAAAAAATAATGGAGTAGATGGCAACGAAATAGAGTGTATAATCAGAGTAATAAATACAAACGACATAGATAACACAACACCGATAGCAGAGTTCCCATCATTACTCCAACACTCAACCACTGATGCAGCGTGGGCTACTTTCAAACTAACATCAAGAAACCTATATAGTCAACAATTTCCACAAAGAATAATCTACAAAAACTTTTGCTCTTGGGATTTTAAAAGTACACAGTGCCAATACTCAGGAGATGGAGAGTTTTGTGATAAGACTTTAACAAACTGTAGAGCCTATTCAAACTCACCTCGCTTTGGCGGCTTCCCAGGTGTTTCAGGAAGAGGACTTGTCGTTGTTTAGTAATTATATAGGAATCCCATTTAAAGACAGAGCAGATACAGAAGAGAGTGCAGACTGCTTTGGTCTAGTCAGACTCATTTACAAGCAGATACTCAAAATAGAAGTCTTTAAGCCAAATTCTAGTGCATTTAACAGTAGAAGCGTACTAAGAGAGTTTTTAGAAGAGACATCAAGAAACTGGGATGAGGTTCAGAATTTGGAGAAATACGATGTAATAGCAATGGCTCACGACCCAAAACATCCTGATATAATACAACACTTTGGAATATACATCGGAAATAGTAAAATGATACACACACTTAAAGGTGTAGGAAGCCACATATCGAATATTCACGAATACAAATACTTCATAAAAGGGTTTTATAGATGGCAGGAGTAGTCACATTTAATAATATACTAAACCCACTTCAAAGAAAAACCCAAGAGATAGAAGCTTCTACATCAAAAGAACTTCTAGCAACAATGGACATAAACAGAAACGAATATGAAGTAATAGTAGCTAGAAACCAAGACATAATAACGGAAGACTTTGACATCATAGAAGGTGACATAATCTCAGTCTCGATTATCCCTCTTGGTGGAGGCGGTGGAAAAGACATCATAAAAACCGTAGCGATGATAGCACTAGTTGTAGCTGCACCAGGACTAGGCACAGCACTTGGTGGTATGATGGCTGGAGGATTTGCCGGTTTCACAGGTGTTTACGCGGCAATAGGCACAGCACTTGTATATACAGCAGGCTCAATGCTAATAAACTCAATACTTCCAGCACAAACACCAAGTCTCGGAATGGACACTCTCGATAATATAAAATCAAGTCCTACATACTCTTGGAATGTACTAGGAAATTCTATAGAGCAAGGCAATCCTGTTCCTGTACTATATGGAAGACACAGAGTAACACCACCACTTATAAGTAGATATGTAGAAACAAAAGATAATCTTCAATACTTAAACCTTTTATATGCTGTAGCAGATGGCGAAACCACAATAGAAACAAGCACTATAAAAATAAACGATGAAACAATAGCAAATTTTAAAGATGTGGAAATCTACACAAGACCAGGAACAAACGACCAATCAATAATCGGAATTTTTGATGATGTAATTTCAGACAACCAAGTAAATAAAACCATTTCAACCGACTGGACATACTCAACAACAGTAGGAAATAGTGTAAGTGGAATTGCAGTAGGAATAGTAGCACCAAGAGGAATATGGTACGCAAGTGATGACGGAAAAATAAAAAACTACTCGGTGGAAGTGGAAATAGAATATTACTATGACTCTCAATGGCTACCAATGACTTCTTCAGCAGCAACCGCAGTTTCAGAAGATATAAAATACTATTGGGTAAAAGTATCAAGTATAAAATATAACGCTTTCAGTTCATATGAAACTGCGTATAATAGTTACTTCTATGGAATAGAAACAGGAATAGTAACAACAGCCTCATCTCTTCCGTCTAATTGTGAAAAAGTATCTGACGGCATTTACGCAGAACACTATGTATATGAAACAATAGTATCTCACGCAACAATAACAAGTAATAAACAATCAACTTTAAGATATACATATAAAGTAACAGGTCTTCCACAAGGAAACTATCAAACAAGAGTAAGATTTAAAACAGCACCAGCAGAAGGAAGCAGATATGGAAGCAGTTTAGTCTACGAATACTTGCAAGAAGTAGTAACAGACGACTTCACATATCCAAATACTGCTCTTTTGGGACTAAGAATTTTAGCAACAGATCAACTTGGTGGGAGTATGCCAAGAGTTACAGTAGTAGCAGAAGATGTAATAAGCAACCCATCAGAAGCAAACAGAGATATAATAGAAAAATATGACTACACGCTTTCAGCAGATGAAGAAGCAAAGTTTGACGAATGGGAAGAACACTGTACAGATAAGAACTATACATGTAACATCTACTTCGACAGCATCTACACAGTAAGAAAAGCACTTGATATGGTTGGACTGCTAGGAAGAGGTAACGCTATACAACTTGGAAGCAAATGGACTACCATAATCGACAGAGCAGACGAGACACCAGTACAAGGTTTTCTCTTTACAATGGGAAATATAGAAAAAAATAGCTTTACAGAACAATTCCTACCACTACAAGACAGAGCAAACCAAATAGACATAACTTACTATGACGAAACAGTAGACTATGAGCCACAAATACTTCAAGTCTCAAACACTAAAGCAGCTAACTCAAACACAATAAAAAAATCAAGCATAAACTATGTAGGCTGTACTAATAGAGAAATGGCTCTAGCATACGCTAAATTTTTACTAAACTGCGGAAGACTACTAACCATAACTCAATCATTCACAATCCCAACAGAAGCAATAAACTGTAGAATAGGAGATATAGTAAAAGTAGCACACGATATACCAGGAATAGGACTAGGAAGTGGAAGAATAATCTCCGCAACAGTTTTTGGAATGGTACTTGATAGAGAAATATTACTAGAAGCAGAAAAAAGATACTATGTGCAACTAAGATATGACGATACTGATGAAATAATCCAAGCTGAGATAATAAACTCTGAAACAGAAACAGATACTTTCTTCTTTACAGACACTTTAGATAAATCACCAGAAAAGTATAACGTATATAGCTTTGGAGAAACAAATAAAATATCTAAAAAAATGAGAGTTGTAAACATCTCAACCTCTCCAAACCAAAAAGCAAAAATCACAGCAATAGAATATGTAGAAGATGTTTACAATGATGTAGAGCAAATAATACCACACACCGAAACAGACCTACATCTAAAAGGACTAAGCCTAAACGAAGCCATAACCTACGAGGGAACAAGCGTAATCTCAAGCGTAGAAGCAACTTGGAGAGGCGTATCATTACATTACAGCGTTTATGTAAATGATGTCTTTTATCAAAAAGTTTTCACAGATAAGATAAACATACCAAATCTTTTAGCACCGGAAACATACACAATTAAAGTAGTAGATTCCTTCGGTGATGAGGTCACAAGTCAAATCTCACTTCTAGGAAGATTCGCACCACCTGAACCACCAACAGACTTCACAGCAATCCAAAATGATAACATAGTAAGGTTTAGTTGGACAAAATCAATCTCACTAGATACAGAAAAATATGAAATAAGAAGCGGTGTAACTTGGGAAACAGGCTTTTATGTGGGAACAGTAGGAAATGTAGATACCTTTGAGTGGTTCCCTGATATGAATGAGACTTATAGGTTTTGGATAAAAGCACTTGACTACTCAAATGTTTACAGTGAAACAGCACAAGAAGTACAACTTACAGTAGTAAATATAGAAGATACCCTCAATGTAGTAATAAATGAAGACTTTGGAAGTGATACAGTAGAGCCTTGTGGAACAACGGTAGGTCTGGTTTTTGTAGTGGGAGTAGGATATATACCTATAAAAACCGCAACATTTGGAGATATACCGTCTTTAACTTTTGCAGACATTAGTGATGAGACTTTCGGCGGAGAAGTAAGTTTTGAAACATGTGTCTTAGACACAACCAAAATAGGACTAACAAAAATAAGACTATATAGTGCTTATACAGCAACATCAACAGGCACAACTTTCGGTGACTTCCCAAGCAGAACTTTCGGTGACTTCCCTTTTGATACATTTAATAGTATTACAATCCCTACAACATTCAAAATGTACTACTCCATAAGTGACGATGATACAACTTACTCAGACTTTATAGAATACACAGGAATAATAGATGAGTCATTTAGATATATAAAGTTTAAATATGAATTTTTAGATGATTTAATAGGAGTGGATATAATAATAAATGAATTTAAAGCCATTTTGGATGTTCCTGACATAGAATATGATATAATTGACAAAACAATCGTAAATAGTGAAGCCATTGTCTTTGCAGATTTAGGCTTAGAATTTTATGAAGCTCCAAGAATTTTAGTAACAAATAAAGGAAGCACAGTGATACATGACATCACGAGTCTTACTAAAACTGGGTTTACGATAAGCCTCTACGACACAACACCTACTCTCACTACTGGAGTAGTAGACATCAACATAAAAGGGTACTAAATGAGCCAAGGAATTATAATATATGACCAAAATACAGACTTTGGAACACTAGATGTAGACTTAAATACAAATTTCGCCACATTAAGAAGTCAATTTAGTGGAACGAGTTTTCCATCAAGTCCAACAACAGGGCAACCATGTTGGAGAACAGATAGAGGGCTAGATACTGTAGCAGGAAAGACAGGTAAACTTTACTTTTTCTCCGGTGATACAGACATAGGAGAAAGCGGTTGGATTTCTAATGAAACAACAAGTACATACATCGTCGAAATAGAAAATGCAAGAGGTTCAAAAGATACACTAGACCAAAGATTAGATATATCCTTAAATGAAGATGGAACACTAAAGTCATCAATAACTGCATATCAAAGTGAATGGGTACTTCCTTCATTAACTTTCACATACCTCTCAACCACAACCTTCAAAACAGATGGAAACACAGAAGACATCTACTTAGAAACAAGAAGACTGAAAGTAAATCTCACAGCTTCAAACTTTAAGACAGAGGTAGTAAGTGCTGTATATAGTGGCGGTGCAGATGAGACAACCGTAACAATCGCAAATGCTTCACTGGACAACACCCTAGTAAGTGTGGAACATGCAATAATTAGTCCTTATGTAGATGGTGGAAGCTTCCAACAAAATGCAGAACAAACACCAGTAGATGCAACAGGTTTTTCAGGAAACCTTAGTGGAACAGATACAGATGCACAAACAGCGTTAGAAACGATAGATGCTCTAGACTTAACACCTGCAACAGACACCCCAATACTTACAGGAAATGCCACAGGAACACAAACAACAGACTTAATAGTTACTGTCACAAATTGGAACTCTGACCAAGTATTAACAATATCAGTAGAAGCAGGAAGTTATGTTGATAATGATGATGGAACAATAACTTGGACTCTCCCCACATATACAGGAGTTGATGATATTCACAACATGAGTGTCCAAGCTACTGAACCATCTCATTTAATATCAGTAGCAGAAACTCACGAAGTAACAGTATTAGAAGGCTCTAGTGAAACAGACCAGACAATCTTGTTTGAAAATACAACTATGACAGCAACAGAGTTCCCTGTTACTACAAATATTGATATTTCTGGGAGTACGCTATTAGCAAATGCTGATACAGCTAGTGCGACTTCATATAAAGTAGAGCAAGACGGTGGGGATAATGATTTTGTTAATGCAACACCAACGGTAGATAATATTGCTATTAACTACACAATAAGTGCAGGAGCAACTACGTCATCGGTAACTATTACAGGAGCAACTGATTTTGTAACAGGCGATATATTACTTATGAATAAAACAGAAACAGCAGTATTGTCTGAAGTAGATACTACCTCAATCACAACTGATAATGGTGGGGATAGCTACACGTTTGATATATCAGGACTATCTTTTACTAATGCTCCAAAAATAGTAAGTAAAGATACAGCAACCATAACCACTTCAATAGTTGCAACCGGAGCAGGAGATGATTTTGAGGCAAGAACTATAGTTAGTCATACAGCAGATACTATTGGTGGTTCTTTAGCTAACACTGAGTTTGAAACAACACTAAGTACAACAACACCAACTATAACAACAGCAGTGCTTACATGGAGTAAGGATAGAAATAATGTTGAAAATCATAGGTTATCGAATAGTGTAATAGGTCACACACTACATCAAAGAAGTGATACACAAGATACGGAATCAACTTGTGGAACAACACCATCAATAACCACAGACGATATAACTTGGCACTTTGGAGATGATGCAGAAGCAACGCATACTGCCTCTAATACAGATGGTAGTATTACAAGTGAAACTAAAGCTGTAAGTTATTTTAGTGCTGTAAGTTATTTGAGTGATGGAACAACAAATGCAACAGTTGGTCATGGTATGGGTATAGTCCCAGAGTTATATACAGTAAAAAATAGAGAACAATCTTTTTCTTGGTACACATATAGTGCAACGCTTGGAGCCAATAAGTTTTTAACGATTGATTCAACTTCCGCAGAAAACATTAATACAGCTACATGGAATAATACAGCACCTACATCATCTGTGTTTAGTGTAGGCTCAAATGGTTCAAATGCAACAGCTATTGACGAGTATACTGCTTACTGTTTCGCATCAGTAGTAGGGGTTTGTATGGTAGGTGCAGTAACTATAGCAAGTGGTGTAATGAGTGGAGACACTGACTTAGGTTTTCCTTTAGGGTTTGGAGCGTTTAAGATAACAAACACTACCGGAGACTGGGAAATAATAGGTAGTGAAACTACTGACTTTTTAGAGGCAAATACATCAAATACAGAAGCTACTAATGGAGCAGATAGAGTTACAGTTGCAGGGAACATAATTTCTAATAACGGTCTACCTGATGGTGATTATACCTTTGTGGCAATAGCTAAAGAAATTGATAATGCACCAACACTTATTACAGATGTATTTGATACAGACACAAGAGTAGGAAGAGACTTTAAAATAGATGCAGATTTAGCAGATGATTTAGATGAAGTAACTAGAATATCAATCCCAATAGAAAAAGTAGTATAAGGAGCATACGATGGGTTTTAAAATAAAAAAAGTTAAAAAAGGTGCAATGTATAAAAATAGAAGAGTGTATGAAGAAGATGAACTAATAGATGGAGATTGCGACAAAAAGAATTTATTAGTAAAAGCTATTGTAACTATCTCAACAGGAAAAAAGTTTTATGTAGACCCAGTAAGTAGAGCAGATATTGCAGATGCAATAAATATAGCAATAGATACAAACCAAACTTCAACAATATGGAAGTTGGCAGAGGCTATTGATGGAACAAAACTTGTGACGGTTTCACTTGACGAACTTAAAGAAGCTAGGCTTTTAGGATTACAATATAAAGGCTCACTAGTAGGTGTATAATGAAGGACTGGTGCAGTTATTTTCCTGAATACATCTTTGGTCAATATATAGGAGATGCCTGTAGAGGACATGACGGAGATTGTTCAACATCAAGATTTTATAAAAATCTAGTAGAAGATTTAAAAGAACTCACATTTAACCATGAACTAGCATTTATAATCGCTGTAGGTGGTGGAGCAGGATGTTGGTGGTTTCACACAAAACTAATGAAAAGAAGGTGGCAAGACTAATGAAAATAAGTAAATTAAAAGCAATAGTAATATTCATCCCAAGCTTCTTAGTGTGGCTTGTCAAAAAGTTCTGGACTTTAATCTTTTACCCATTACCATATCTAGCATATGACTGGGTAATGGACTGTGTAACAAGAAAAGCATACACGAGACCAGAGAAGATATTTGCGAATCCAATAAAATGGTTTTTCTGGCTACACTACGATGACGACCAACCACCTGAAGGAAGCAGAGAATTTGTGAAAGAAAATTACCCAAACGGTTTACAATCAAAATGGGATAGATTTGTCTGCTCATATAAGTGGACAGCAATCAGAAACGCTATGTATAATGTCAACTACAACTACTTAAGCAACACTTCACCGATAATACTTCACGAAAAAATCTTTGGCTATTATGCTTGGGATAGAAAGTTGAGATGCTCAAATGGAGATAATGGTTTCCAATTAGTTTTTTATAAGACAGCAAAAAACCAAAACAGATTTCTCTTCAGTATGGCAAAAAGACCATTTGGGATGCCATTAACAATTTATATCGGATGGAACACAAACTTTAATGGCAGATTTACATTCGCAGGAAAATTTAAATAAAAAATCTCAAATAGTGTGATATAATCATATATTAGAAAAAAAGGTTCAGAATGAGTCAAGAAGTAGATAATGCCATAGCTATAAAAGAACTCACAACCATCGCAACACAAACAACAAAAGATGTTGATAAAATAGTACTACACCTCGACAAATTAATCCCAGTTCACACTCAACTAGAATATCTCGTATCAGAAGTAGCGGAACTTAAGCAAGAAAACAAACTCGGAATCAGCCCAAGCACTCTCAAGAGCATACTCGCCTGGGGTACATTAGTAATCATAGCTTTTGGAAGCTGGACAGAAATAAACCACAATACACTTAAAAATAATTTTGATAAACACGAAGCCACTCAAAAAGAAAGAGACAAAAACATAGACATAGACCTCAAAAAACAAGACTCACTACTAAGCAGAAACTTTGAACGAACAAAAGCATTAGAAAGATATAAATAGGAGAAGAAAATGAAATTACTTGAAATATTAGGAAAAGTAGGAAGCTCTATAATTAAAGAAGTTGTACCGGGTGGTGGACTCATAATCGAAGCAGTAAATGCTTTCTTGCCAGATGATAAAAAGCTAGATTCTAAAGCAACAGGCTCAGATATAGGGAATGCAGTCGCATCACTGCCACCAGAAGCACAAGCACAATTAATGGATAAACAGTTTGATATAGAAATCACTCAAATAAAAGAGTCTTACAACACCGTAAGAGCTATGTTAGAGAGTGATGCAAAAAATCCTCAAAGTACACGACCTAAGATTGCACTAGGCTCTTTTCAACTAGTAAGAATCGTTCTGTTGACAGTTGTAGCACTATGGGCTTACGGTGTTGCAAGTGCAGATAAAGAGCTAGTTAAGTCAGTGATGGATGGATGGGCTTTCATTGCTATCCTTATAGGTACACCAACGACAGTATTGCTTTCATATTTTGGGGTGCTTAAAGCAGAGCACAAACAAAGACTAAACGCTGCATCTGGAAATCAAGAAGTAGGGATAATTGGCTCTATCGCTAAACTGATTAGGAAATAAGAAAGGATATATGATGAAAAGCAAATCATTTAAAATTCATGAGTTTGTACCAAAACACATCTATGAGAAATTTGGCGAAAAAGCTTGGAGATTTATAGATGCAGGACTTATCCATACTTTTGACACCATCAAAAAAAGATTCCCAAAAGGAAGCATAACAATCAACAACTACTTCTGGGGCGGTAAAAGAGAATGGAGTGGTTTAAGAACACCAGTAAGCCCATATTATAGCGAAACCTCTATACATACTTTCGGTGGAGCAGGTGATGCAGTTTTTAGTGCATACGATACAGAAGAGATAAGACAAGATATAATAAATAATCCAGAACTATATCCATATGTAAAAGGAATAGAAATGGGGATAAGCTGGTTACATGTAGATACCAGAAATGAGGATGAATTGCAACTCTTTTATCCTTAAATAGATTCATCTATCTTTTATATACTGTAAAATAACTCTCTCGTCATGAGATCCAACTTCTCTCACAATTTTAATTAGCCATCTGCTAATACGCCAAAACTCCCACATAGTAGAACTGATGGTATTTGACAAAACAGAAAACCATTTGTTTCTAAATAACCTATTACAAAAAAAGTCACTATAAACCGTAGAACTAACTTTACCACCAAGTGCAGCAATAAGCCTCGCAACAGCACTAGCGTTCCCATCAAAAAACTCAGACAACTCAAAAAAGTTCTCCTGAGCCTCTTCACGAACTCTACGAGCAAAAGCATCTCTGCGAATAAAATAGTTTTCATCAATCACAGCAGGAAAAACCTCTCTACTAAGAACACCATCAGCAAACTCACGCTGATAGACATTCATAGTAGAAACACCATGTCTAAGACAAAACTCTTTAACGGTGATGAAATTGGCTGTCTTCACTACTATCCCCAAATATATTGAGCCGAACATAAAATAATAATAAACCAAAAAACAAACACTGTTTCTCCGGAAAGCTTCCCAAAACTATTTCCATCCTTGACCATAAGCAATGTTCCTAATATTCCCCAAATACTTAATAGGAATAATCCCCACGCAATAATCATCTTTCATCCATTATAATTTTTTCTAAAGCAGAGATAGCTTCTGAATATTTCTCATTATGAATTTTCCCAACAACAGAAATTAGAGGATTTATCTCCTCTTCAAGAGTAGTCACAAAAAGATTATGCTCAATTTTATGAACTACATCAACTTTACCTTCAGCCATATTTGTTCCTATAGCACTATCTCTAACAGTCAAAGGCATAACTGTATGAATCTTTAGAGTAGGATTTCCTCTCTGAAACTCTACAAACTCTTCATCATTTTTAAAAACATGTGTTTTAATAATCATCATAGCTATTTTCTCCCTAGTTTTTTAATATCACGAAATCTTTTCTTAGAAATAATGCCCTTCGGCTTCTCTTTCACTTTACGAGCAAACTTAGCAAGTTTTGAATTATCATCTAAATCAACTTTTGTTTTATTTTCAATATGTTCAAAAGCTTCTTTATTTGCTTTGCCCTGTGGAACACGCTTCCAAAAATCATCATCTTTCTCAGCAGAAGTTAATTCATGTAACTCTTTTATTTCACCAGTATCTATGTTCATCTTATTTCCTTTAAATTTTAAACATCACAATTATAATACAACTAAAACCAAATAGCCTTGACATGTATCAAGATTAGAAGGGAATTTCCTCCTCTGAAATATCAATCTCAGGAACACTATCAGAACTAGGCATAGGCTTATTGTTATAATCCATACTCTGAGACTGTTGTTGATGTTTTTCATCATAACGCTTATGACCATCATAGTTAGGACCACGAGTAGTTTCATCTCTAACAGGAGCATAACCACTATCAGACTTACTATCTAGCATCTGCATAGTCTCTACAACAACAGAGTGCTTAGAGCGTTTCTGTCCGTTTTGATCTACCCACTGGTCAAAGTTCAAACGACCTTCTACTAAAATCTTTGAGCCTTTACGAAGATACTGGTTTGCTATCTCTGCACTACGAGCAAAAAAAGTAATGTCCACAAAACAAACTTCCTCTTTTTTCTCACCATTAGAAGTAAACTTTCTTGATGTAGCTATAGCAGTGTTTGCTATACCCATCCCACTCTGCGAATAACGCAACTCAATATCACGGGTTAAATTCCCAACTAAAATAATTTTGTTATACATATTTTTTCCCTTTTATAATTTTCTTTATATTCATTCCAATTAACAACTAAACAAAACACAGCACCTACTCCGAATAGTGCCATATAACTGTAAATCATATCTTCTTTACTCCACTTCATCGTTTATTCCTTTGTTATAAACATATCTTTTGTTGTCCGGTAGAACTTTCATTCTTTCTTGGATAGTCTTCAGAATGTATCCATAGCTTATGTGCTTTTTCTATTAATTCTTCGACAGTAAAGCTAACTACAAACTCCCATACGCCTTTACACTTAGGACACTCACAATCAACTTCAACACGAAATTCATTATCTGTACCATCCCATTCATCTTCATTGTATGCAGAATATATCTCATCTCTTTGATATTCTGACAAATTCACTTGACAGTAAGGGCAACAATTATCCTTAATACGCTTGTGTGCTATCTCTCTCCAAAGCATCACTTACTCCTTACCATCAAAATAGAGACTGTTTACTTCTTCTTCAGTTGCTAGTCTATAAACTTTATATTCATCTATAAATCTCATATATTCAACTTGTTCTTCACATATCCACCATATCTTTTCGTCTTTTACTCTACCAACTACCATTAATGCTGGAAAATTACTCTCATCTTCAAACCATTTTGGTTTTATGAAGTCTTTAGATTTTATTGGCTTAGTGATTGTTACTGTTTCGTTTGCTGTAACATTAATTGGATTTCCATCAAATACAGAAGTTTTCGTTACAATATCACCAATTTCAGGATTTGAAGTTGTTACGGTAACTCTCAATTCCTCTCCTACTATTGGAAGTCCATCTAAGTCTTCCATATTGTTTATTTCAACTTGTGCATTATTTGCACTTGTTGGTTCACAATCTTTTAAAATTGGCGGTTCAGTCCATTCCATTTTATCGCTCCATCCCTTTGGTTCTTCCCAAGATAAAACTCCGTTGTTTATGTAGAATTGTTTATGTGGAAATGAATTTAAAAACTCTTTAACCACATAAGTAATTCTATTATTATCAATACATATATATTTTTGTAATTCGTTTGTGTGACTTTCTCTTTCATATCCACCCTCAATCAACAAATCATAAGCCTCTTGGGAAGCTTTAATATAACCACCGTTGAAGTTTTGTTTAGTTTCTACCGGCTCACTATCTTTTCCCATCTCGCGCATTAACTCTCTGTCTTCATCGCTCATTTCATCTCCCTTATTTTCATTTGTCTATATTGCTCTTTCAACATCAAAATATCTAACTGCCACTTAACGAACCATATTTTAGTGTCAAAAGTGTCCATTAGATCTCTTTTTTTCTATCACTTCTAAAGCTTCATTAATAAATGCACAAGCTATCTCAATCTGTGCCATTATTATACCTCTCACATATTCAGCATTATGGTCTTTTTCTCTCTGTAAGCAATCAGCCCTACTTTGAAGAACTAAAGGAGCTATTCTATTAAAAACTTTACTCATTTTTTCCACCTTTTTAAAATAGTAACACAATAAATACTAAAAGTAATTGACTTATATCAAGATTTATTTCTTACACCCACAGCTTTTAATCCTACCGGTTTTGACATAAGAAAGCAAAACTCTCCATGTCTCACCACATCTAGGACAAATACACATAGAAGTAACTCTGTTGTCAACTGTTTTGTTTTGACCAAAATACCTAACACCATTTGCAATAACTTCTCCAAGCTTGTATAGATGCTGAAGTGCAGGTTGTGGCTTCTCAACTTTCTTTTTAAGTACACCAATAGCCTCAAGACACTCAGTAACACTACTATCTGTATCATTATCATCGTCTTCTATAAAATGTTCACTTACTCCATCCATAAAAACTCCTTAAATATAATCAAAGTATACAACAATCTCAAACCAATTACCTTGACACAAATCAAGAAAGTAAAGAACGGCTGCTATTACTCCAGTCCCCAAAAGAAAAAGAAACAAAGTAATAAGAAGCACAATAGGAGGAGACAAACACCTAACCTCCACCTCAAACAAAACAACCCTATAGCCAAACAAGAGAAAAATAAACTCAATCCTCTCAAACAGCCACACCTGAAACAGAACCAGATAGTAAAACTACCCTTTAAATTTCCAAATAAACTTACCAGCGGTCTTTAGTTGACCTCGACAACAGCCACTAATGTTTTCTTTATAGACACCAGAACACTTACCAGCCTCATAAATAGAATGAAAAGTTGCTATAAGTCTGCCATCTAAAGAATACTGAGAGACAGGTCTGCAAAGCTCATCTCTGTTTTTATGTGGAGAGTTGTGACCCTTAACCATATTTTCTCTCCATACCATAACTTGAATATTATTAAAAGAATATCCTTCATCATCCTTAAGCCTATCAACAGAAGGGGCTAATTCTCTTTCAAAGTTACTATCAATCCAAGCAGAGTGAATGATAATAAATTTTGGTTTAGATAAACACCATACTCTAAGTTTATTAAGAGAATAAGCAGGCATCAGATGTCCTCTATACCTACTATTTCTTCTTTGAGCACTATAAATTTTCCTAACAACACCCATAAGAGTCCGAGAATCATCAGTAACACATTGCTTACACCAATGTTGCAAACCATCCTTCTTGCTCCCATTAAGAGAGAACAGCTTTATAGAAACATAACCCTTACAATAAGAACAGTATTTAGTTTTCATTAGTAGCACACTTCTTAATTAATAGTCCTATGGCATCAGAAAGAGTCTTGCAATCATTTTCTAACTTAATCCTCTGCAACTCTTTATAAACATCTCTCTCTATCTTCATTGTAACTTTGTCCAAAATAAATCCTTTTTAATTAATATGTAGTAATTGTACTACTTTTAGTATAAAGTGAAGCTGAATGGAGGATCAAGAGACGGGGCAAATCTTATAATATCAAAATGAAAACAGAAAGATATATAAAAAACTTCAACAAAACCCTTTATTCTTATTATAGAAATAAAACTAGAAATAGAAGTCTTAAAAACTCTTTTTTTCTTAAAGAAGATAGAGAAAAACCAATCAAGAAACTCATCTGCAACACCTCTCAGCACACCAAAGGCACGATAGAAATAACGATAAGCCTTTTGAGTATACTTACCTTTACTTTTAGAATAGAATCTAATAGTAGTCCTAAGCTTCTCACGCATACGCTTCTTGGTTTGTTCTATATTCCATACCTCATTATCGCTGAGACCAGAAGAGTAGTCTTTGATAACATAGTTGTAGAAAGGAAGTGTTCGTTGAGGTTCTGATAAAGAGCATCTTTTTTTAACGAGAGAAAATTTACTAATCACCTTATCATAAATAGCTCTCACAGCGTTTTTATCGTCAGACCATATCTGAGTATGTAAATGAGGATTTGTGTAGCTGTGACCTAGCTCTATGTTAGAAAAGAAGTATATTTCAGCTTTAGAATTAGCAATAAGATATGTAACATAAGTTTTAATCTCATTAATAAGCCTAAGTTTTTGATAAGTACCACCCTTACCGGAAGTAAAAGTGTACATGTAGCAGCCAAGATCACTGTGACGAGTAGCCAAAGCGTAATACTCATGACGAATAGCACGATTCTTTTTACGATACTGAAGTATCTTCTGCTCTTTAGTGATGGGAATATTGCGTTTTTTAGCAGAAAATGGTATAATACACCCTTCGTTAGACTAACCATGCAGGTAGATTTAACACACTGAGAAAGAGCCATATGAGTTCATACCTCATGCTCTTCTCGACCTCGTTTAAGAAAACTCCACAAAACCAATCAAAAAATTAGTCTCACACTTGGGAATTTCGACACCAAGCCTCGTAAAATAGGGGTTTAAGTTTTCATTAGTTTTTCCATAGCAAAATGTAAATCTAAATCAAGTTCCTTTTTACAAAATTTAATGTATTTCACATCTAAATAAAGTTCAATCACATCGCTATTTTGTTTACTAAATCCACCAATAAAAGATAATAACACTAAGTCTATAACTTCATCTTTTGTTTCTTTTCGCTCAATTAGTTCTTCTGTAGCTTTTATACTTGCGGTTTTAAAACTCATAACAAATCCTTCTTAAAATTTAATAACACTATCATCAGTATAGATAGCAAACACTTCAACAGCCTCACTTCCAAAATGAGGATGTGTAATAGTCTGCACCTCATAACCACGATACGGAACTGTATGTATCTTAGCAAGATCATCTTTAGCAGGATAACCACGCTTAAAAAGCACATACTTATACCTACGACCAACCAGCCTCTTAGTCCAGTAATCATTTTTTAAACGATACTCAAAAGACTTAGTTCCGGCAACAATCTCATCAAAATACTCACCACATAGGTTTAAATGTAAATCAGGCATAATTTCCCTTTAGCCATCCGATATAACATATAACACTATATTGAAGCTCACAGCCATGAAGTCTTTTGTCTTCATAGATACCCAAACTGCTCCCAAAAGCTTTCATAATGATTCTCCTATTGAGAATTTTATCTCTTAACAAAAAACCAATTCGTTTATCAGTATTCCCAATACGAATACCATCTTTAACAAACTCTATTTTAATCTGATACCAATGTCTCTTGCCCGATACATTTGCCAAAAAGTTTTTAAGCCACTTCATAACTTCTCCTTCATAGGTAAAAGATGCTCACAAACCCATCCTAGCCTCTTAACTTTCTTAGGAGAGTAAGTAGCAACATCTTTACCTTTCTTTTTAGTAGCCCTTTTACAAGAACTACAAACATCAACAGTCATATACTTAGGTGTGTTGCACTTTATCAAACTTCTTCTTTTTAAATTTTAAGATCAATAACAACACTGTTAAATAATTGTTCTGCACCATTACCACCTACTGTGTTTACAACAAGGTCATTAATGGTAAGCCCATCAATAATTAACCCGGTTTCTTTGTTTAGCTCAACTAGAATATTAAGAATTTTCTCCTCGGCCTCAGCCCTACACACGTTTATTTGTTTTATAGTTATACTTTCTTTCATAACACTTCCTTTTAAATAATTTTACGATACAATACATAGTCCAACAAAGGACAATTTCATATTAGAGCCTCAAAAGCTCACCCTCCTAAAACCCTTGGACCTAATCTCGCTAAGGGTTTTCTCTAAAATAAAGTAGCTTTAACATTTTCAACATTTGTAATGTAATACTCTTGATTCACTTTCTCTTTTTTACTTATTTTTTGATATAAGTCTTCAAAGAAATGTACACGCAAGTCTTTAGTTTTTAAAAAGTTATACACTTTATTTTCTTTGCCATTTAAAACACCACTAATCCCAAACGATATGTCGTTTTCAATAAGATAGTCTAACATCACAATAAGCTTTTTCTCATTTTTATCACTCCAAAAAGCATTATATCCAGCTTGAGTATTTGAATAAGGCGGATCAAGATACACAAAACTATCTTCTTGTATCCCGATATCGCAAAAGGGCAAAGAAGTGAACTTAACATTTGAATAATCCATAGTCTTATACATGTTAATCTTCTTTTGAGTGTTTGAATTAAAACATCTTTTACCCCAAGTTTGATTAAATTTAAAATCATTATTAAATCTCATCATATTTGAGTTGCAAGACCAGATAAGAGCCAAGAGCCTATCTCCACCACCACAAAGATTGTATTCCTCTCTTAGCCTCAAATACCTCTCTTGACTTTCTTTAGTAGGCATAGAAAAATGACGAGCATACTCTACAAGAGTGCCTGCATCAGCTCTTAGTCTTTCATGTATGTCTCTAAGATCAACAAGAATATCATTTGCATAAACAGTATCATAAAGATGAGCAACATTCATATAAACACTACCACCACCGGTAAACATATCGTAAAACACACTTTTATCTTTAGGAAACAAAGGAATAAGCCTATCTAAAAGCTTATACTTAGAACCCATGTAGTTTATAGGACTTTCAATCATCTTTTTCTCCTTGAATTAAAACAGAATAATAATCCCTAGCTGGATACCCAGACTTAAGAACTGTCATAGTGTCAATATACTTATGAGAATTACAATAATCCAAAAACTTTTGCTTACTACCAAATTCCAAAACACTAACATTTTTAAATATCTCAATCTCAGCACCAAGAGCAATAAGCCCATCGTACTCATCTTTTTCAAGATCATAATAAAAACCGTAATTAGAATCACCAGTAAAAACATGTCTGTTCTGACACAAATCACTAGCCTCCATAATATCCTCATCTCTCTCAACCTGATCCAACTCCAATAAATGAAGCACCTTATAATTCATAACTTCCATAACATCTCCTTAAAATAAACTCAACCCACTCTTAACAGGTCTATACATCTGACCACCACTAAACAATGTACCTATCTTTAACATACTACAACCTAACCAAATACTCAATCAACATAACAAGAAGTGGAATAATCACAGCTTGAAAACCTATCTTAAAATTATCTCTTTTGTTAGCATTAACAACTTCGACAACGAAAATACCCCACATCCAAAACACCACCGTAAATATCAAGCTATAATATAACTCTACCATCCAATCTCCTTTTTAATTACATATAGTAAAGAACTATTTTTCAAGTTCTTCTAATTTTCTCTCAAAACTATCTACTAATTCTTGAGAACAAAATGTTATCGGGAGCATATCTTGTGATATCCCATCCGATACTGTCACCCACCCATCGGAACGCAAAGTGATTGTTTGGCTCTCATCTTCCAGCACACATATATCATAGGCATAACCGATTTTATTAAAGAACCATTGTTTTATTTTTTTAAACATAACCCTACACCATATCAGCAGCAGGAAACTCTTGCACCTTTTCAAATTTATAACTTCCACTAGGTTTATGAGCACCCCACTGCTTAAAGAAAAATGGAACATCATTAGCTTTACAGTCATTATAAATCTTCTGCACCCACTCAGGCTTCATCTCACGGACTTTAGACTTAGCACCACTCTCGCCACCAACTATAACCCAGTCAAGCATCTCTATTAGTTTTGTTTTAGCACCATCGTTTAAGTATGGGAATGGGTGGTGTCCTCTTTTATCTTGAAGATAGTAACAGTTAGTATCTATTTCTCCTATCATTGGCTCAACACTTACAAAGTGAACTGCTGCTGGAATTTTTACAAGTGTTCTCACTCTGTCTAACTCTTTTTCATTCTCAACTGTTACTCCTAGCCATAGGTTTTTAGGAACTTCAAAAACTTCGTTATATCTATCAAAAAACTTCTTCATTCTCAAAGGTCTTTTGGTTAGCATTTGAAAAGTGTGCAAAGGATTGCCTGTAACAGTAACCATTATTTTTGCAAACATCTCATAAGTTACTTCATCTTGAAATAAATCAGTCATACTACCTACAAAAATCATCTTACCTTTTTTCTTTTTGTATGGTCCAATCAGCCTATCTTCATGAAAAACAATATCACTAAAAGAAGTATCGTTAAATCTCTCGTGTACTATCTTCGCATAACAATTTTTACAACCATCACTCACAGCAGTACAACCAGTAATCGGATTCCAAGTGTAATCAGTCCACGCTATATTAGTTTTGTTCATCATACTCTCCTTAATCTAAATCATATTCAGCTTTAAGCATCTTAGTAAGCCAAACAGTACCTTTAGGAGTAAGTAAGGTTGTGTAACGAACTTCTCCATTATGCTTACCGTTTGGTTTACGAACAAAATACCCACGCTCAACATACTGTTGGTATGGCTCTGTATTCATCATAATAAACCCACGACCTTTTAGCCACGCAAACAAGTTGTTACGTCCTAAGCCCTCAATAGCAAGGTTTTTACTAAAATCTCCAATAGTAACCATTCCAGCTTTAATGTTAAGATCAGCAACAGCAACAATAACTTTGTCTTTCTCAATAATAGTCTCTGCAAGTCTAAGTTTATCTTTTTCGGAAGCAGTCAAAGCCTCAAGAGCTTCTATATAGGTTTGTGGAAGTTGTGGAGCAGAGTTTTGTTTCTCAATCTCATCAACTTTATCAATAACCTTCATAAGAAGAGAATTGTTAAGTTTTGCACCAACAGCAATAGCTTGTTTCTTGTTTAGGCTATAAGTAGTAATCTTAAGGTTGTTTAAGTTAACAATGTCCATTTTGGACACTTCCCCAAAGCTCGGCTCTTTTGCAAGTTCCTCAACTTTTTTCATAGCTTTATCATGTCTAACTTCAATTAAATCAGTCAAATCTTTAAGTGTAATAACACCAACATTATCATTTTGTGCAACAATATTCATTTTAAATGGTATCTTTATAAATTTAAGTAAAAATATTAGAGGAAATATAAGAAGATGTGCCTACCAAAACTCATCTAATCTATTTCAAGATTTACTTAACCGAACTTACAAGTAAGTCCAGCGAGTTCTGGTAGGCTCGGTTAAGTAATCAGCAACAGTATATCAAAATAAAAGAACAAATGTCAAATCAACCCCAAAAGTCAAAAAATAACTTTTGAAGCAATATGAAAAACAAAGTCATGCAGCACAAAGAACACAACCAACAAAACAAACGCAAAACCAATAGCTTTTAAGTAACCCATACTAATCCTTTTTCAACTTAAACCCACTAGCCATAAGATCAAGAACAGCCCTAGCATTTTGCTCTCCATAGTCCTCAATAACAGAAAGACAAGTGGTAATACTGTAAGGAGTGGCACGACTCAACTCACCGGCAAAAGACTTAATAGCAGCAGATATGTTTTTAAGAGGAGGAACAACAATAAGTTTATCTAAATCTTTATCATAATACATCCCCTTCGGAACAAGCTCTGGTATAGCCCAATAGATGCTAACTTCTTTTTTTGGAAATTCATCCCAAATATCACAAGTCTTAGCATATAGAGTTTCTCCTTCAATGCCAGTGATAAAATAAGTATGCAAAGCATAGTCATAAGCTTCCTTGTGAAAAAAGCTATGTAGCATATGACTCTGTATTTCATCAGGATATATAAACTTAACATTAGGCATAAACCTACTAGGAAAATTAGTGGGAGCACCTACTACCTCTTTATGCTCCTCACATAACAGACTATGTTCACTCTCTTTAGTAAATGGAACTCTAAAATTTTCGTGCTTAACCCTACTACTACTTTTCTCAAATCTTTTAACAGTCTCAAGAAGTTCTCTAATCTCATCATCTCTATTAGAAATAGTTTTCGTAAGAATCTCAACTAAATCAAGAAGATGCTCATTTTCTTTTTCTAAAAACACAATTCTCTTTTTCAACTCTCTAAATTTCATCACTATCTCCTTCCAAAAGTAAGTGGTTACTCCACGCAATCTCTCTACACTCTTCTCTACTCTTTTTAACAGCACTATACCCTACTACATGTATAAGACCATGACAATCTACACAAATGTTAATAAGATACCTATCATCTTTAACACCTAAACCCTGTACTACATGATGTGGAGCATCTAACTCATAACTAATATCACATACTTGACAAGCACCAAGACCACGAACAGCCTCTTGTCTCTCACGATATTTAGCTTCCGGAAACCGAACAGCCTTGTCAGGATTCAGCCCAACTTTTTTAACCCCAGAATCCAAAAAACTATTTTTTGTCTTTCCTTTTCGATTACGACCTTTAGCTTTAAATGGTTTTTTAACACAAAATGTACTTTTAGGCTTGTCGCCTTTTATTCTACCGGTTTTGATTTTGTAGGGCACGTTTTTCCACCTCTCTAAGTTTTTTAGAAATAATCATAAGGTTACTTCTAATTTTCATAGCATTTTCTCTACCAACCCACTCTCTGCCACACTCTGCAATAGCACTCTCAATATAACGAATAGACAAAGCACAGTTAATCTTCATACCAATAAAATCTGCTCTCTCGTTACTAAACTCAAGCAGTTCATGATACTTCTGAAAGTTTCTAAAATTATCCTTACAAAAAGCACCCTCACCACCATACAAACTCAATGCTAATAGCATCACTAATAAAATCTTCATGACTTACTCCTTTCAAAAGTAAAAATAGTATAAATAAGCTTCGCCATACAACCTAAAAATATCGCACAAGCAACACCAACACAAATAATCCAACCGATACTCATAAAAACTCCTAAAATTTTCGTGCTACTATCTACTACCAAAATTATAACCTAAACCACAACCCTTTCCCTTGACTTATATCAAGTTCAGAAAAATTGGTGGCACTAACTACTACTCTCAATCTCTTCAGCAAGTAGAGCAACAGCCTCTTCTTTTAAACTAGCATACATCAATGCAGCACTATCTCTTTTTTTATAACCTCTAATAGTGTTAATACTAACACCTCTTAACCTCGCAATATCAAGATCACTAATAACAACACTACAATAGTTAAGAAGAGCAAGTCTACCACCCTTCTCAAGTGCAACAATAGTTTTCCAACTCTTCGTATGATAAGCAATAGCAACACCAGAATATAGCTCTGTAAATTCTTTTCTAGTCATTTTTAAGCTCCTCAGTGTTTTTTAAATTTATACGCCCAAAATAAGCCTCATACTCTTTACTCTCTTTTATCTCAGATATATACTCATCAATAGGCTTTAAAGTATCCCTGACATCATAAATGTATTGACCTAAAATATATTCTTTTTCCCCTTCTTTTTCACAAGCTGAAAACCAAGTCACAAGAAAATCATATATATCATCTTCCTCTTTTATCTTTAAACCATCTCTAACCTGCTGAAATCTAGTCTTAAAATCCTCATCAATTAAAAAACCATAAGGTTGTAGTTCATCTTCGCTCATAAACTCATAATACTCAGCTATATTATCTTTAGTGATAGCTGAATTCTCAAATGTATCTATCGCATAAGTAACACGATTACAAACGCTAACTTCTCCAATATGAGTTTCTAACCATTTAAGAGCAATTTTTTTCCCATCAATAAAACTGCCAACTTCTCCTAAATCTTCTTTTTTATCTGTAATAATTCCGTATGTTTTCATAACAAATCCTTCTCTAAAGTGCATAATTTTAACTCTCTCAAGCTTAACACTTACAAGAGCCTACAAAGTAAGCTCAAATAAATCTTAAAAAATTGGTGGCACTATCTACTAATCATATTCCCATAAAGTAACTAAGTTCGCTTGAATAGCATAAGAGCATCCAACAACCCATAACAACATACCATCTTCATCAATAGCCTCTACTTCATGCACCCATCCATTTTCTTCCATATCCTCGTATAAATCGGCATCATCTCTTTCATCACCTACATACTCAATTTTATCGCCAATAACTATTTTTTTCCCATTTCCATCTAACATAACAAATCCTTCTTAAAAAATTGGTGGAGTACCTTACTACACCCTTTTAGCTAACCTAATAGCCTCTACTATACTAAACGTAACCTTACCAGTATCAGCAAACAACCGCAACTTAAGAAAGTTATACTCTTTAAGCTGCTTTTTGTTTAGCTTACTTTTCTCTTTGATCCATCCCATGAGAATTCCTTAATTTTGAAGATAAAAATCTTTTGCTTCATCGTTATAAAAAGTTATATAGTTTTTCGCTTTTTTACCAGCAGCAGAATCCCCTAAAGTGCCACTATAAGAAAAGTCTTTATTAAAAACAAATCCAGCTTTTTTAAGTTTATCACTAACCTCTTTGTGATTACCTCTAAAATTCATAACTTCCATCTCACACCTCTTTAACACAAAATTTAGCTCAAATAATAAGCTATACAGTACAGCCCAATAGCTGCATTAATAACCTAAAAACAATTTAACTCAAAAAGTCAAAAAATAACTTTTTGGTAAAAAACTCAAAAAACAACTTTTTAAGAAAAAATTGGTGGATAGCCCTACTCTCTAAAAAGAGGTGGCTACTACTACTATGCTACATTCCATCCTATACCATAAGATACAAACTTCTTATTAGTAAGAACTAAACCAAGATCACAAACAATCTCTTTGGCTTTTTTAATAGTTTTTACTGAATAATAATTATCTTTTTTACCACCTAAAATTTGAGTAAATAAAGCTTTATTCCTATATAAAACTCTCACAAATTCGCCTAAACTGTTTTTATATACTTGATTTACATTTTTTTTCATTTTGATCCATCCTTAACACTCTGATACTCTTTTTTTAAAGATAAAATAAAATCATCTAATAAAACCATATTATTATTAATATCACTCTTTAAAGCAACTTTACACATAAATTCTAAAGCTGTATAATAAGAAATAACACCATGTTTATAATTTCCTAAAATAACTCTTAATCTTTTTTCAAGTTTTAACATTTTACACTCCTAAAAAATTGGTGGCACTATCTACTATCAAAAAAATGGTGGGACACTCTACTCTCTAAAATTTCTTTTTTTAACAACAGCATTGTACCCACTACTTTTAGCAAATCTTCGTCTTTCTATTGCTTCCTCTTTTGTATTAAAAAACTCATTTTCTTTTAATCCATCCCAATATATAAACCTTACTAAATACTTCTTTAACATGATAATTCCTAAAATATAGTTTCATCCAATTTAATTGTAAATGCAATATCAAAAAACAGATACAAAAAAACACCACTTAACAAACCAGTAACACACTTTAATATAATAATCTCCATTATAAAGTCTTGTTTATATCTCTAGTTATTAAGTTTTTAGCACTTCTTATGCTTTTACACTCTCTAATGTTATAATTAGCAAATTGCACTTCTATAACTTCTTTACCAGTTACATTTTTAATATGAATAAAACCGTTTTTATATCCTATTGTTTCAAACATGATACACTCCATAAAATAAAATCTATATACACTCTAAACAAGTGCATAACAAATCTTACATAATAGAATAGTAATAATTTACTACTCTATAAATAGATTATATCTCTATAAATCTAGGATTATATCTATCTATCATAATAGATATTGACTTTTTATATTCACAGTTAGTATCTTCTTTACACCATAAAAACAATTCTTTAATGTCACTATTCCCACCTATTTGTGAGGTATAACACTCTTTAAAATACTTCTTAATAGTGCTTTTTTTCAGCATCTCAGAACTTGAAATAAGAGAGTATTTGTTTAATGCTACATTTTGCCACTTGTTAACAATATCACCCCTAAAAATCAGATATATATAATCAGCATCTTCTTTAAGTTGTAATCCCTTAACAATATTAACAACAGTTTCTTTTTTCATAATACACCCTTTTAATATAATCTAATAACTAATATATAGCTATACAGTACCAACTATAAAAAGTTAGTACAATATAGATATAAAACACTATTCAATGTCATTATTGCTTAGTTCTTCTATGATACTGTATAATTCATCATCTGCAAACTTTAATCTATTATAAGTGTCTTTACATCCCTTATACGCATTAAGACCATTTTTAAAGTTTTTAAGTTCTTTATCGGTTAGATATTCTTCAGCATATGAACTGTTTTTAAGTAAAAAATTATAATCACTTTTTAAATAACCAAATTCAGAAAAAAAACTAGCTTTGTCATCTTTATAATCTAAATAAGATAAAGCATCTGAAATAACACATCTAAAAGCTAAAAGTAAATCTAAATCACTCAAATCATATTTTTTAGCTTCAAAGTCAGCAATAGAGCCATAATATTTAAAAGTAGTGTGATTTACTCTTATATGATAGTGATATCTCTTTGCACCCCAATGAGTAACACCACCCAATTTAGAGTAACTTAATTTATATTTTAAAATTAATTCTTGCATTATAAATCCTTTTTTCTGTTTACATCATATACAATAGAATCAAATTTACACTTGATAATATCTTCACATACTGTATATAAACAAGCATATTTATTACTTTTAATTTTAGTGTTTAGTTGTTTGCTAAATACTTCTTTAATTAAATAGTTTAAAGCCGTGCTTTGAAATTGTGAATCATAACCATAGTTAAACGGTACTTTATAAACAAAATTACCATTAATATATATCTCTACACTATGATAAGTATTTCCATATGTACTTTGAAACCATCTACGACCAATAACTTTAATTTCTTTTATATCTCTAGTAACCATAATAACACCTCTTAAAATCTAAAATATAAGTGAATAAACACTTAATAAAACCATATATAAATAATAGCTTTATTAAATGTATATAGCCTTGATATAAATCAAGACTAATGATTAACTTCTCTAAATGCTTCCATCATTAGAGAGCTGCTACTGTTAAAAGTAACAATATTGTTTTTAACTGCTTCGCCTGGTATGTCGTTAACTGGATCAGCATTTATAAAGTAAACATTATGTTTACACTCTGAATCTTTAATTGCCTGAATAATAATCTCTAACATCTTGAATCCTTTTAACTCTCTTTATATACCACTATTATATAGTATAAGAGATACAAAGTCAAGCAAAAACGGTATATAATGCAGTAAATTGCTAAACTAAGGCAGTGTGTCAGATAATAGAATATGTATGACAAAATGCAATATATCAAGCATAAAGCACTAAAACGAACTAGATTATAATAATCATAAGGTACTGTAATAGAAGCTTCAAAACGCTAAGGTCACCAACAC